TCAACGCACTACCCGCAAGGCCGGCCTACCTTCAAAGCCATCGTGAGTACGCAGAGGGTACGCAGAAGATTTACTCGAAGCCTCCGCAGCGGCATCGAGAGCTGCCGCAACGGTGTCGAGATCGTCTGCGAACAGGTGCCCGTAGCGGTCCAGAGTGAGGGTCGCAGTCTTGTGTCCGAGGAGCTGCTGGACGACCTTCACGTTGGCGCCGGCGGCGATCGCCAACGATGCTGCAGTGTGGCGCAACTCGTGAGGGACGAGCCCGTCAAGGCCGACCTTCTTGGCGGCGGTGTCGAATACCCATCGGAACTCGCCGAGTGGAAGCCATCCGTCCTTCCGGCTCGGGAATACGAGATCGTCCGGATCGGACCCCTCAAGACGATCGCGAAGTTCGTCGACGACAAACTTGGGGATGGGTACCGATCTCGCAGCATGATTCTTTGTCGGGCCTTCGACGAGTCCGATGCCGGTGACGCGCGTAACCGACGTTTGCACTCGAATCCGTGATGTCTTCAGGTCGACGTTCTTCCCTCGCAGTGCGATCGCCTCGCCGTATCGCAACCCGCAGTATGCGAGTACGAGAACCATCGTGTGGAATCTGCCGCATTCGGCCGCAAGGCGTCGGATCTGTTCGTGCGACAGGTAACGCTTGTCTGGGTCTGCTTTGCGTGGCAATTCGATGTCCGACGCGGGATTGAAGGCTAGCCGTTTAGCGCGAATCGAGTAGCGGAGCACTTGGTCGAGGACTTGGTAGGCCTGGATGGTGCGCGAGGGGGATAAGGGCTTCGTCCCGTCTTTCGTCACCTTGCCAGACTTACTGAGTCCCGTAACCCAGATCTGGACGTCTTCGTAATTGATGTCTGCCAGAGCTGTATCACCCCACCGGGGAAGGACCTGGGTATCGAGCAGAGATCGGTATCCGGCGATTGTTGTTGGGGCCTTTGTCGCCTTCGTGGCGTACCACTGCTCGGCGACGACGCTGAATGCGGTTGCTTTGCGTTTCGGGTCTACCCAAGTCCCAGTCGCGTGCTCGACGGTGAATTCCTCGACCCAGTCGTTAGCGTCAACCTTGCGGGCAAACCTTTTCGTATGCTCGTCCCCTTGCGCGTCAACGTACCTACCTCGCCATCGCTTCCCCTTGCCATGCAGCTTTGTTTCTACCTTCTCGGTCTCGCCGTTGACTGTGACGGATTTCCACCAAAGATCCTCGACGCCGGCGCGGCGGTTTCGTTTAATGGCCATGGATAGTCCTTTGAGATTCGTCGGATGAGAAACTACCGAGAGCGATGGGCATTTCGCCGTTGCAGTGATTGCCAGGCGTAGATCATTGGCACGGTAACTCCGAGCTGAACCGCGAGAGTTGGGACATGCGGCCCGTACATCCGTTCAGCCACTTCATAGTCGTAAGAATCAATCAGCAGTTTCGCTGCAAATTCATCAGCCTTACGCTCCTGGCGGACAGCAATGATTGAACCGGGCTCGTCGTCGTGTTCGTGGCCGTAGTGCGCGTGCCCGAGTTCGTGGCCGAATGTATGCGCCTTTTGTCGAGACTGAAGTCGAGTACTGAGAACAATTCGCCGTTTGGAATGGATGTACCGTCCCCACTGGTGACCGGGTAGGAATCGCTCAACCACGGTAATCCCCATGGATTTTGCAGCGGTGTATAGCTGATCCATGGGTACCTATATGTCGTACTTCGACTCGTCGTCATCGTCGCCTATGTCTTGGCCTGGCTCGTGCGCGACATAAGGGAGATCCAGGTCGTCTGCTTCGTCGTCAATGTCTGACGCTTGATCTGGCGGAGTCAACCGAAAGACATTGACGTCTTCCATGCCGACGAGCGGTTCTGTCCCTCCGCCGCCAATAGGCGCGTCATACGCTCGAGAGCCGCCCTTCATCCGGCGGAGAACTTCGTCCATAAGCTGCTCATCTTCGGCACGTTCGAGGGCATCCTCGATTGACACCTCAGCGATATCGCTGTCGACCAGCAGTCCATAGGCGACGAGACCAGGTACTGCGGACTCGCCGTAGCCGCGCGCGATCTTCACGATCATCTCGGGAGTCAGCGCCGAATCCGCCAATTGTCGATTCAGGGTCGCTGGATGCACGCCCGCAGCCTTAGCGATTTTCCTACCTGAATCGCCTCTCGTAACTCGGCGTACCCACTGGTCAATGTCCGTCATGACTCAAGTATGAGACACGTGGTGTCTCGAAGTCAAGACATTATGAATCAAATCGTTGTTGCATGAGTGACACACGTGTGATTCACTATGGATCGTAAGCAAGACACCGCCAGGCAGGAGGCAGTTATGCAAGAGCTGGAAGCTCGAATGAAGCCCGGATTGTTGGACCGACTCAAGCGGAATGCGGGCATCAATTCCGACTCTGCGTTCGCTGCGACGATTGGATCAAGTCGCGCCACACTCGATGAGGTGCGCCGGGGGAGTCGAGCGCCGTCAATGGGATTTGCAATCGGAGTCTGCAAGGCATTCGGCCTTGGCCTCGGCGAAGTTGTCGAATTTGATCGCGACGACATGAGGGCGTCGGCATGACGGTCGCCATTGCAGCCGTTCCGGACGGCGACGAATTCTGGCAAGCGACCCAGTGCCAAGCGGCTACCGGCGTACCAAAAGGAACTTGGCTCTATTGGGCGCACATCGGAAAGGGCCCAGCAAGTTTCAAGCTTGGACGCCGCAGAGTCTGGCGAAAGAGCGTAATTCTCGCCTGGATCGCAGAACAGGAAGCCGCAGCTTCGTGAAAAAGCCGTCACCTGCAGCAACAGATGACGGCCAACCGAATCCCAAGCAAAGGAATCTGATGACTGAGACTACCGCACAACCACTTACTCGTGAAGACGTCACTGCGGCAGTGATCGCAGCACTCCGAACCAACACAGTAAATGTGATTAACACCAAGTCCGAAAAACTGCGCAACATTGGAGAATCCGAACAAGCCGCGCGCGACCGCCATCCCGCCGGGAAGGGATTGACCAGCCCCGCTACCTGCGACGGCGCGAATGCCGACGCAGGTAAAGGAGCTGACGACTTACTTGTCGGCCTCGAGTGCAGCCTTGGCGTTGGCCTCCTCGAAGGAGTAAGGGAGGGGCTCTCCCCCAATCGACACTCCTCCAGGAAGCTTCGCGGAATCGAGGTAGACCTCAAACATCTCACCGTTGAGTTGGACAATGTCGGTGGAGTCGTACCTGTATTGAACCGGAATCGACGGGTGCATCCAGATGATGTTTCGAGCGGGGTCTCCGTTGTCCTTGGTTCCGAAGAGAGCCAAATGGAAGCCCTTTCCGTCACGAAAGAGGCTGTCAGCGACCGCATTTATATAGGCAAGGGTCGAGTTGTCACTGTTGTACATGGATCCGTCATAGGCGAGCGTAGCCACGATTCTTCTCCTGCTGTTGATGGTTGTGGTGACCCAACTGTAGGAGACGGGCCCGTCGCCGGGGCTGCGTCGACAACCCCGGCGGCCGAGGCCGCGATCGCGTCGATCATCGAAGCGATCCGTGACGCACGTGTCGACGAGGTTGCAGCACTGCGCCTTCAGCGCGCTGCGGAGTCGAATCTCGCGGAGATGAACGACAACCTCGCGTACGCAAAGAATCAAACCCGAACGGCCGAGCTGGCATTGCTCGACCACATCAACGGCGGTGCAGCATGAGCGACCTGAACCTCTTCAACCCCGACGAGTCCCCGTTCGACTCGATCCGCCTGGTTCGTCCGGATGGTTCCGAGTTCTGGTCGGCGCGCGACCTCATGCCATTGCTCGGATACGAGAAGTGGGAACGGTTCGAGGACGCCATCGATCGAGCTGTCGACAGTATGCGAAACAGCGGGCAAGACCCCATGCGCAACGCTTCCCGGCGCCGGGAAGCGATCGCAAAGACCGCCCGCACAAACTGGCATCTCTCCCGCTTCGCTTGCTACCTCGTCGCAATGAACGGTGATCCCCGCAAGTCGGAGGTTGCCGCAGCCCAGGCGTATTTCGCGATCCGAACTCGTGAAGCGGAGACGGCGCCGGCCGCCGTCACGGAGCTCTCTCGTCTTGACATCCTCAAATTGGCGATTGCCGCCGAGGAGGAGAAGGCGGAGTTGCAGGCGACGGTCGCAGCCCTCGAGCCGAAGGCAGCGTACGTCGACATCTTCGTTGCCGGCAGCGATGTGATGACGGTGCGCACGGTCGCCTCGACGCTCGGCGTAGGGGAGACGTGGCTACGCGCCGAGTTGATTGCACGCAATTGGATCTACGCCGAAAAGTCGTCCAGGTTCTCGGAGAAGAACGGCAAAGTCGTACCCCAGACGCGCTACTCCGAATACGCCGACAAGAAGGCATATTTCCAGCGTTGCGAGGCCCACGACGCTCCACGGTTTCGAGGCGAGGTCATGCACACGCTCAAGATCACTCCCGCTGGTGCGCAAGCGATTGCACGTGCGGTCGGACGCTGGACGAAAGAGGCTGCAGCATGAATGAGTACACCACCCCGAGCGGTGAACGGATCGTTGTCGGCCAGGTCTACCGCGATGCCCGCGATGTCCATGTTCGGACCCTTCGCGTCGATGAGATCAGCCTCGACCGTTACGACCACGTCCGAGTGACCTGCACGGTCATCCAACAGGAGGACGGCAGCGAAGTCGAGGAGCCGATGCGGCCCACGACGATGGCACCCTCACGCCTGTTGAGCCGCGCGTTTCAACTGCTCGAGGACATCAAGTGACGGCCGTCGTAGCGGTTCAGCGTCAGCGTGCGCTCGCCGCGATCGAGGTCTATGAGGCAGCTCTTGAGGAGTACGAGCTCCCGTCGGCTCCACGGTCAGAGGGTGACCGGATCGTCGCAGCCGACAGGGTGATCGATGCTGCCGCTGGCCTCCGAGCCGCTATCCCGATGTAGCCCAAAAACTCCGGTGGCGTCACCACTGTAGGACCGTGCCGGTCCAGATGGCCGGCAACCCGACGCCACCGGCCCAAACTTCCCACACTCCCCATTTCTCCTGCGAAGGACATTTTGTGATGACGCATACCCAAAACACGCCCAAAACGGCACCGGTGCAGCCTGAATCGTGCCCGGAATCGTCGCCGCTCGCAGTGCTCGGTCCAAGCGATCCGCTCGTCACTGCGCAGGCTTTCGACTGGCCCGGCGATTCCGACGTCGACCATGACGACGATCTCGACGCGCTCACCATCGAGAACGGAGCGATCCGCTTTGCTGACGAGGTGAAGCCGGTTGTGGTCGACCGCGACACCTGGGCTGAATGGGGACTGGAGCCCGCGCCGAAGTCGTCCCGCCGCATCAAGGTTGCCGCGATCGTCATTGTGGCGGTGATCGCGATCCTGCTGGTAGCCGCTATGGCGTCGCTCGGCCCGATCGGTGGTGCAGCATGAGGCGCCCGACCGCGACTCAGCGCGCAGCCCGGATGGCGGAGCGAGTCCTCATCGAAGGCCGACTGGTTCACCCTCGCGCGAATCACGGCACCCTGTCCGCCTACAACAACTTCGGCTGCCGTTGCCTCGATTGCTCAGCGCGTGAGCTCGAGCGAAAGAAACGAGCCAGGCAGTCGCGGCCCGACGGCGAGTGGACGCGTTTGGATTCCATGCGCGTAGACGAATGGGCTCGATCCCATCCGAACCGCACTCCACTGCAGTGTGATCCGCATCTGCACGCGTTGCTTCACGACGCTGAGTCGGTGGCGGCATGACCGACCACATTCACAACACCGAATGCACGAAGCTCGGTCAGCCCTGCCACGGCCGCGGACTCCCGTGCAAGCAGTCTCACCCAACGCAGCCAGATCTCACCTGCGCCAAGCTCGCCGGCCATGGCCCCAATCACGAGGGCTGGGGCAACGCAATGAAGCGAATCGAATGGACCACGGAGGCAACAGCATGAGCATCACATTCAGCATCAGCCGCGGCGACCTCACGAAGGCGGTCACTATCGGGCTCAAATTCGCAGGAAAGGAACGCGAACTCCCGATGCTTTGCGGGATCAACCTGTCGATGATCAAGGGGCAGTTGACGATCACCGGGACTGATCGATTCCGTATCGGTCTGGTCCGGATCAAGCCGTGGCCCAAAATGGCGGACGGCTCAGCGAACCCTGATCTGAGTGGTCCGGGTAGCAATATTGGAGTCTTGCCGCGCGCGACGGCAACCCGGTTGCTTCGCGTGATCGGTGGCCCACTCGATGGCCGCTCACCTCAGGTCGAACTCACCTGCTCGGGTCGCGAGCTCACCGTCGCCGACGGCGAGACCAGACTCACGGTCACGCTCGCCGACGAGAAGTTCCCTGACATCGCCGGAATCCTTCTCGAAGAGATGGACCGTCCGATCGACCTCGACCTCTGGGGTGTGAACACAGCACTGTTTGCGGCCTTCAACGATGCTGCGTGGCGCAAGGGAGACCATGCGACCGTGCGACTTTCGACGCCGTCTCGTCCAGCGTTGGTGCGAATCGGAGACCACTTTATCGGCTGCTTGATGCCGGTGCGGATCGCCGAGCACGGGGCGCCTGCGTCGGATTGGAAAGAATTCCTGACGCCCGAACCTGAGAAGCCGAAGCGCACCGAGAAGCGTGCATCCAAGGCGGCGAAGTGACTGACCCGCTGCAGGATCCGGTCAATAGTCCGGACTGGTACGAGCAGGAGATCGGCGAGCAGGTCGACCATGCGTACGAGAGCCTCGTCGCTGATTGCGTCGAGGAGTTCCCAACCCGCGAGCCTGCGACGTTCCCCGCGGTGCCGAGCTTCATCACCTGGGGGTGTGGAACGTGCGGGAAGTGGCGGTCCGCGCCGTGTGCACCGAGCTGCGTGTTTGGCGGCCAGGGCGATCCGGCCGACTTCAAACGCGCGCGTGTCGAGTCGGAACGTCGCGAGGACGTCCAGGCTGCAATGCGAGGTGAGTGGGAATGAAACTCTCCGAAGCCATCGAGAACGTCGGCAAGCGGGTGATCTACACGCACCCAGTAACTCTGGCGACCGAGCCCGGAATCATCCGCAGCGCCGACATCGCGAACCGCGGACTCGTGAACGTCCAGTACGGCGCCAATATCTGGGCCACCCATCACGACAACCTCACACTTGATCGGAGCAGAAGATGACCTCGCGACTCGTGACGACGAAGGCCGTACCGGGCTCGCCGGAGTGGCTGAAGATAATCACCGCGTCCAAGATCCCGTCCATACTCGGCATCTCGCGTTTCAAGTCGCAGTTCTCGCTGTGGCACGAGATGGCCGGCACCGTGACGCCGGAGCCGATCGGCAAAGCGCAGCAGGACGATTTCGACTACGGGCATGCGGCGGAGCTGGCGGCCGCCGAGTACTGGCGGTACAAGAATCCCGGGTGGAAGCTCTCGCGAGCCGAGGTCCAGTACACCAATGACGCACTGGGATTCCCCAACGCCGCCACCGTCGACGCCCGTGGTTCACGCGGATCGAAACGCCGCGGTGTGGAGAAGAAAACGGCACGTGACCTCGCCGAGTGGGGCGACGACGGAACTGGTGAAGTGCCCGCCGACTACACCGCGCAGGTGATCTGGCAGCAGATCGTCACCGGCTGGCTCGACCCGTCGGACGTCGTCCTGTGGCCGCAATACGGCAAGCCGAAGATCTACACGATCGCGCACGATCCGGTCGTCGCGGAACTCATCCTCGACCGCGTCAGGGAATGGAATGCCAGCCTGGCCGCTGGGATTCCGCCTGAACTCGACGACTCGATCAGCACGTACGCGACGGTTCGGCGCCTGCATCCTGACATCGATGATCGAGAGGTTCAGCTCGATCCGGATCTCGCTCACGACTACTTGACCACCGTCGCCGAGGAGAAGGACGTCGCGAAGCGGCTGACGGGCGTCAAGTCCCGAGTGCTCGACGCGATGGCCGGGGCGAGGACCGCGAAGACCGGTGGACTGCTGATCGCAACCCGAGGCCCGCACGGTAAGGGCATTGCACTCAAATCCAACACGAAGGCCGATCCGGCCGAAATCGAAAGGCCTGCAGCATGACTAATCAGATCGCAGTACGCGGCAACACGACCGATCTCGTTATCGACCCGACACAGTCGACGTTCACCGATGTGCAGGTGGCGGCTCTCCGGCAGCTCGGTGTCGAGGATGCGCCGAAGGGTGATCTCGACCTGTTCTTCCATCAGGCGAAGCGCACGGGTCTGGATCCGTTTGCGAAGCAGATCTACATGCTCGGTCGCCGCACGAAGATCAAGGTGTGGAATGAGCGGGCGAAGCGTCAGGACGAAGAGTGGGTCATGAAGTACACGATCCAGACGGGGATCGACGGTTATCGGGTGACCGGTCATCGTCTGGCGCGTCTGGCTGGTGACGACATCGCGGTCGAGGGTCCGTTCTGGCGCGGCGCCGACGGCGGATGGGATGACGTCTGGCTGGACCCGAATCGTCCACCGCTGGCAGCGAAGTACATCGTCGTCAAGAACGGCGTGAAGTACTCGTCGGTCGCAATGTACGGCGAGTATGTGCAGACGTATTCGAAAGATGGCCAGCAGCATCCGAATTCGATGTGGGCGAAGATGCCCGCCAACCAGCTCGCGAAGTGCGCGGAGGCTGCAGCATGGAAGAAGGCGTACCCGAACGACTTTTCGGGCATGGTCCTCGAGGACGCTGTGCAGGTGATCGAGGCCGAGTCGACGTCGGTGACGTCGGAACGTGTGCCGGCGCCGAAGGGCGGGACTGCTGGTTTGGCTGCCGCGCTCGGTGTGACGGCCGAACCGGAGCAGCCTGCGATCGAAGCGCGCGCGACGCCAGATGAGCTGCAGGAGTTGCTCGCGGCGCTGGACAAGCACGGGATCGAAGTGTCAGAGCGGGCGGCATTCTTCGCCAGTCGACTCGAGAGGCCTCAAGGGCAGGAACTCTCCGGGCTCGAGGATCTGACGAGCGCCGAGGTGGCGACCACGATCCAGTTTCTCGAAACCGGCGAAGAACCGGCCGAGTAAGTCCAACTGCAACAGGCTCGGGCCGTCTCTTCGGCGTCGGCCCGAGCGAGCAAGGTGAGAACTGAACCATGACGGCAGAGCCAGCGATCGAGTTCGAGGACGGGCAGCAGTCGGTCGATCGGTTCGTCTGGGAGGGCATCGTCCGACGTGTCAGCATGCCCTCGGGTGCGAAGTATCTGGCGCTGATGCTGGCGACGTTTTCAGACAGCGACGGGTCGCGAATTTATCCCGGCGTTGACCATCTGAGTCGGGTGCTGGAGGTGTCGAACCGGACGGTGATTCGGAACATGTCGTGGCTTCGGGACAACGGTTTCGTGACTCGTTCGAAGAAGGGGAATCGGTACCAGAAGATGGCCGACGAGTACCAATTGACGGTTCCGCCAGACGTTCTCGATCGGCTCGTTCTGGATCCTGATGGCGCAGAGTCTAAGTGACATGGGTGTCACCTAGAGATTGTTTCCACAGGCTGTGGATAGAGGTTCGAAATCCTGTGGATAGCTATCGATTTCAGAAAACAGACCGAAAAGTCTAAGTGACATTTGGAGCAAGTCTAAGTGACATTTCGCAAAGTCTAAGTGACATTTCGAGCAAGTCTAAGTGACACCCATGTCACCCCACCATATTTACCAACCCATAAACACCAACCACATACCAATCCTTCTGGTTGCTCTAGGTGAGTACCTCACTTGTGGATGTGGATGAACGAAGGAAAATCGATGTCAGCAGTCGGCATGAAAAGACGAGACCTACTGGCGCACGCCAAGCGAGAGTTCGACCTGTCGGTCACCGAGCACGAAATGACGATCCTTCGGGACGACGAGCTGTACCGGCACCTCCGATTCCGCAAGCCCGGAACGGGCCTCTACGGCTGGGATCTGATCACCTGGCCCGGCCACCTCGTCGTCACCGGCGACCTCGAGAGCTTCCACTTCGCTCGCGAAGAGGACATGTTCGGATTCTTCGCCGGCAGCGGCCACAAATCCGAAGGCGGCATCAACCCGCACTACTGGGGCGAGAAGATCCAAGGCACCTCGCAGTGGCGGGAGTTCTCGTCGGAGATCTTCACGCAGCTCATCGTCGAGGACTTCTGGGAACGCCGGCACGACTACGAAGGCGACGTCGTCGAACTGTGGCGCGCGATCAAGGACGACGTTCTCGACTACGCCGAGTACGAGAGCGAAGCCAGAAGCGCGCTGCACAACTTCCGCCACCGGGGCCTCAAGGGCGGCGACTTCGAGTTCTACGACACCTGGGAATGGTCGTTCATGGACTACGACGTGCACTACCTGCGATCGCTGCACGCAATCGTCTGGGGCATCGCGAAGTACCGGGCCGCGAAGGCGCAATCGTGAGAACCGTCCTCGGGATCGACCCCGGAGCACGCGCAACGGGGCTCTGCGTCCTCTCGGGCGACCAAATCGTCGCCCACCGGACAATCACCTCAGAAGGGGAGATATTTCCCGCAGAACGGCGCTACGTCCTCGCAGTCCTCGAAGCCGGCGTGACGCTTCTGCAAATCCACGACGTCGACCTCGTCGCCGTCGAAACCATCACCCGACCGAGCTGGCACATGAAAGGCCGCGCCGCTGTCGACCCGACCGCGCTGCTCGCCACCGCCGAAGTGCTCGGTGCAGTCCTCGGAGTCGACTGGCCCGTCAACGTCACCCAAATCCGACCAAACAAAAACGGGTCACAACCACTCGGCACCTACCCCGGAGTGCTCGTCTCACCCGGAGAACGACGCAAAGCCGGATGGGAAGCCCGAATCGGTGGCGGCCAACTCAGGCACGCACGGTCCGCCTACGACGTCGCACGACTCGCAATCAAGCTCGCCCGCAGAACCGCACTGACGGAAGGTAACTCATGACCGCCAACGGCATCGACCTCGCCACCCACCTCGCACAGATCCACCGACAGGCACTCGGCGACCAAGTCTATGTCCGCTGGGAAGACCTGAACGAAGAAGCGATCGCGTCGAGTGTGACAGCGATCATCGCCGTACTCGCCGAACTGCACCACCAAAACCTCCTCGTGCCCGACGGCGGCCGGCCACTCACCGCCGAACAGTGGGCGCACTACCAGCGCATGGCAGCCGACCCGCGTTTGGCCGAACTGTCACGGGATGCGCTTGGTGTCGTGAAGTGGCCCGCGAATCCTCCACTTGCCAACGAAACCGAGTGGCCGGGCCTGAATGCGGTGCCGGCGTCAGTATTCGCAGTCAAGGATCGGAATGGCTTCCAATGGCGTCGGCGATCCAACGGAACATTCTGCGGGCGTGCAGATTGCGGCAACGGACACCCCGACCTAGGCCCGTTCGTTGCGGATAAGGAGCGGTGAACATGAGCAGAATCATCGACGACATCCAGTCCGCACACGACAAGCTGCCACTGCCGGCACCCGGCAACTACGTGGACCCTCACGTCAAGGCCGCACGCAAAGCCACGCACGAGAGCACAGACGACGGACTCTACAAGCGAGACAGCCTGGTTCGTGCCGCAGCCGAACTGATCGTCGCACTCGAAATCCTGGACCGAGCAGACGAGGAACGGCGATGAGCGGCGTGGCTGGGGTCGATGTTGAGCACACGAAAGCGCTGTACGAAAGGGCTGAGCTGAGCAACCTGGTCGCTATGACAACCGGCGTCAAAGGTGGCGACCACTGGTACATCTGCGACGACAACGAATCGGTCGCCAGGATCAGCGCCAACGACGGCATCGACGAAGAGCTGCGCCAACCTCGCGCCGAACTGTTCGCGCACGCCGTCAACACACTGCCCGCCTTGGTTGCCGAAGTGCAGCAGCTGCGCGCACGCATCACAGTCGCTGCCGAATACCACCAGCCAAAGAACTCGACCACCAGCACCAAAGACTTCTGCACGGAATGCGACCAGGAATGGCCGTGTGACACCCGAAAAGCATTGGAGACAAAGCCATGAGCACCATCGAGCCCGTGATTCACCGCCTCACATTGCCGGTCGCAGACAAACAGATCATCACCATGCATAACGGTGGTGAAGTCCTGTCCGTTGCGCCATCACGCGACGGACGTAGCGACGTGATCGACCTGTGGTTCACCACCTACCCCACCGAGGCGCCTGGTCTCCGTCCGATCTACATGGCCGGCACCGGCCATCCCCGTCCGCGTGGAAAGTTCATTGGCACGGTAGTCACGTCACAGGGACTTGTGTGGCACATTTTCGCCGGAGATCCAATCTTCCAGGCCGAGGTGTCGTCGTGACCGCGCCTGATCCGGGGTTGACCGACCTCATCGCAGCGCACACATTGCGCGTAGTCGAACTGAACGAAGCCGTCCGCTACCCCGAATGCAACGGATGCGACTGGGTTGGTGGGCTTGTGAAAGATCATGCCGTACATCTCGCGTCTGTGGTGGAGCAGCACACCAACGGGCAGATAACGGAAGCTAATGTTCGCGCCAGAGCCAGAGTGAAGGCCGCAAAAAGGCGGGCCAGCATCCGCATAACTCAGATCCGCAAAGAAGAAGCGGCGCGGTTCGAAGCCGAAGCGCGCGCCGCGAAGGCCGAGGCCACGATCGCCAGGGTGGAGAAGCTGCAAGGTGACCTCTTCCAACAAGGCGGAAATCTCATAGCGCAATGGGGAGCCGCACGACTCATCCGCGCAGCTCTGCAAGAGGAATTCATCCGCGCAGCTTTGGAAGGGGAACAGCAATGAGCACTAAGGCACTACACACAGTCACCATCACCGGCGACGAAGAGCATCCACGGATCGACTTCACCTGCCACGGTGGCACCGAGTCCGCCTGCCACAACTACCCCGGATGTGACTGCGAGAGTTGGGATGACGATCACCACCACCCGAAAGTCACGCACGAACTCTGCTGGATGCAGCACTGGTTCGACAACGACTGCATCAGCCCAATGGCCGAGCAGGGTGCTCTCGACGATTGCGAATACAGAGTCGGCATGAGCGGCCCGATCGGCACCGAGTTCTGCCGTGACTTCGTCGAGTGGGAATTCATACCCGCCAAGCCTTCTGGGGAGCCGTTGTGAGTGGGATCCGATCACAGGCGACACCCGCGAGAGATGAGCTGGCAGAGACGATCCCGTATGACGAGATGCGGCGACTGTGCGGATTGCCCGACATTGAACACCTCGATCTGATGGCCATCATCCGGGAGCATGGACTGAACCAGGCGATCAGTTTCATGCAGCTGACCGGCGCTTTCCAGCAGGAGGAGGACGGGCGAATTCAGTGGACCTCGCACCCGATCACCGTTCTCTTCGCTCCGGAGGGCGCGGGATGACCGAGTGGACGGACATGGGCGCCGGCGTGCACTGCGCGCCATCGGGAGTTCTGTACGTCGACGGGGTGGAGTTTGGCACGGTTGACGAAATCCAATTCACGCCAGATGGGACCGAGGATTTCGGCGGCAAGACGGTTGACACCCGGATCTCGGGCACGTTCGCGATCTCGGTCGACTCATGGGAACTGCCCAGCGCACCCCCGAAGCGCCCACCTGACCCCGATCGTCCTTTCTGGGCGATTCGACCGGATCGGATGAGACGCAACGCCATCAGGCCGACACGGAGAGTGAAATGACGGACACCGTTGTCGCACACTTCGACATGGTCGCCGCATGCGAATACGGGCCCTCTGGGTGGTGCACGAACGGCCGACACGAAAAGTGCGCCCACCGCATCGGCGGACCGCAAGAGGCCGGGGTCAGATCACCCGAGTGCTACGTGACGATCGGCAACAAACCCAACGGAAAGACCGCCGTTCCGGCCGGATGGCCAACAGTCATCCGGCCATCGCACATCTGGCACTGCCCATGCGAATGCCACAGTGCGCCAGTCGACCACGAACCCAACGACCTGCTCGAACTTTTGGTAGTGGACGGATCGTGAAAGACATTGATACACAAAGAGATTGGTTGAGTATCTCGATAGAATCGGGTAGAATTGGGCGAAGTGTCCGACGGCTTGAAAGCGGGGATCGTAATGGCCACATCAGCACTCAAGGGGGAACGATGAGCATGGATACTGCCAGCTTCCGCGCCTTCGTCGAATTTTTCGAAGCGCGGATCGCGGACGATGAAGCTATCGCAACTGGCGCAGTCCGTTGGTCGCACGGGGCGGCAGAGTGGGCAGATGGCGGTGAACCGGATTTCATACATATTGCTCGGCATGATCCTGCTCGGGTGTTGCGTGAGGTAGCGGCCAAGCGGGGGATTGTCGCAAAGGCGCGGCAGGGCATGGTCAACATCCGAATATTTCCTGGACTCTGGGAGTCGATGCAGCTTCTCGCCGTGCCGTACGACGACCATCCCGACTATCGCGAGGAGTGGCGACCTTGAGCTTCGGCACTGAAGCGGACCACTTCTACCTTGATCGAATAGGGCAGCGGCAACTTGTCGAGATCCTGCGATCGGTGCCAACTCTCATGGCCGGTCTCGACGTAGCTGTTGGCAAGCAGGAGAAGTTCGGGTCCGGTGGACCTCGGGTTGGCCGAGTTGAGCAAGCGCAGCCGTTGCCGTTCAATCCGCGAGTATCCGACGCGGCAACAGCCTTGCATCACGAGCTGGCGACATGGGTGCGGTTCGTGTGTGAGCCGCGTGGGATCTGGTACTGGCCCGAAGGATGCACGCACTCGGCCAACTTCATCGGGCCACTCCGCGAGTGGGAGAAGCGTGCGCCCGTGCACTTCTCGCCGCCGAACACCTTGGAGCTGGCGGAGTGGCTCGACCGTAACGTCGCTGCACTTGCCCTCACCCCCGGTGGCGAAGAAGCGCTAGGCGCGATCCGCAACGTCGTGATGGCTGGGTTCGCGACCCTGCGTCCGCCGCGAGAGGAAGTGATTCCAAAGCTCGACAAGGATGCAGTGAACGAGGCACGCGAGTACGAAATGCATCGAGACGCGATCGCGAAGGCCGCACGAGGAATGGGCGAGGAGTACGCGGGACTGACAGCCGAGCGAGTGAACACTCTTCGCCGAGCAAAAAAGATCTTCGGCACGCGATGCATCGTTGCAACCCGGGCAGAGCTATTCCGATTCGGCGATGTCCTCGACGCGCATTTGGAACACAAGAGTCGAAGCCGCGGGAAGGAAGCCGCGTGAAACCTTAACCACGCCAGGTGTGTTAAGCTTCGCTCGCAAGGGCGTGAGAGGTATCCGAAAGGGTAAGTCTCACGCCCCTTCTGCATCCAGGGGCGCGTCTGGATCTGTCGATGCACTAGCCGAAACATCACCGGCGGGTGCTCCGGGAATCAACGCCACAATCTTCCGCTCAGGTCAAAGTCGCCGATCCGGTTCTGCTCACGCGCCGGATATGGAATCCAAGCTCGCACCAAGACGGCCCCCGCCGTAGTGCGCTGCTGCCTGAGCGGGCTCAACGTCCCCGCTGTCGTGGGGCACACGGTGATCCGGGGAGATCGGTAGCCGAACAACTGAATAGCCCCGGCCTGCAGGCGGGGCCTCAATGGTAGGTAGCTCAATTGGCAGAGCGCCGGGTCGCAGATCCGAAGGTTGCAGGTTCGAGTCCTGCCCGACCACCAATCGTTCATCCAAATCATCGGAGCCTGAAGTGACCATCCTGCGCAATCTGATTGCCGTCGTCTACATCATCCGATACGCACGTTCGTGGATCCGATGATCCTCGACTTGATCGAAGCGGTCCGAATTGTGTGGGCACTCATCGAGTTCTGGGTGATCTAGTGGTCCTTCGTTGCGCTCGGCGCCCTACTGCCGGGGCAGTGTTGCCGCGGTCCATTCGTTGCCATTGAACCATCGAACCCGAGACGGATCCTGCTGATCGGGGTACCAGCCCGCGGGCATGAATGTCCCCGTGGGGCGGTGGTGGATCGGCGCTGGTTTGACTACGAGTCCGCGGATCGCCAACACAACCCACGCGATCACGCCGCCTGTGACAGCAAGTGAGAGCAGTACGAAGATCGGGCCGCTTCCAGCCCAGTACAGGCCTGACGCCATCACGAGTAGGAACAGCAAGACGAGAACTGATGCAACTAGATTGGCGATCTTCAATCCCTTGCCATCATTCACGGTTCAGCTCACTTCTCTCGTCGGTGGATACATCGTGCCACTCGCCGAGCGCGTACATGTCTAGATCCCAACCTGCGGAACGGTGGTGTGGTGGATGCCAAGGCTCAAGCTGATCCGCTGGGCAATCGAAGGTTTTGTGCGGATGTGGAGATCGTGAATGCGAAGTGGTCCGACTTCCCCGCCAAACAACCAAACATCGATCCCGGCCCGTATCTCTGCGCAGGGTGTGGCCGATGGATTCCGTGCAGACACTGTGAGGAAGGTTCAACAATGACAGAGGTAGTCGATGGACAGTCCCGGGCCGTGAGCACTCCGGAGCCCTCGGAGTACTTCATTCCTCGGCGTGAGGGTGAGAAGGTCATGCACCGACTCGAACGGATCCTCCGGATCGTCCTGGCCCCCACCAAGGCTGACCCGTACTTCCGCCGGGGTACCCCGCACTACGAGGAGGCCACCCGGGTACTGGGTGCCAGCGCAGGATGGACGCTCGACGAATCAGTTCGACAGATCAGCCGACGCTGGTTGAAGGTCGATCGCTTTGTCCCGGACGCCGACGGCTTGCCACAACTCACCGCCGCCAATGACGGGACCCTCGTGACCGAGTCCGTCCGCGTCCGGATCCCGCGCGACTCCTGGCTCGCCCGCGGCTACTCCCATCGTCGGCACCGCAAGGGTCTTACCCCCGTCGCGTAGCCGACCCGACCGAAGGACCCAGAGGATGCGGGCCACGTCGACGCCAGCTCGTCGCTGTCTGCCACCGCGGCGGCCGGCGCCGCATCCATGTCGAACTCGGAAGTGAAAGGCAGGAACGAATGCCAACACTCGAAGACATGATCGCCGACGACATCGCTCATCTTCGACGCGAGCGATGTCCAGCGAACAAACCAGCGGTCGCCTTCCTCACCGCAACCCTGAACGCTCGGCTCTACGAGCTCACCCACGATGGGCAGGCCCACTGATGGCCTGGGAGCGCGGAGGCCACAGCCGCACCAGCACCGCAGCCCACCGACGCTGGGCCAGGCAGGTCAAAGCCCGGGACGGATACCGGTGTCAGAGGTGCGGGTATCAGGGCAGCGCGACGGCCCAACCGCATGACATCGAGGCCAATCACATCGTCAACACCAGGTCCGGGGGCACCGACACGCTCTCCAACGGAGAGGCCCTCTGTTTGCCTTGTCACGCCACGGAAACTCAACGCGAGGCCCAGGCCGGACGAGCAAAGAACGGCCGCCTCCGACCAGCTGAGCCACACCCGGGCCGACGCTGACGTGACCTCCGTGCCGCCACTCTGGCCTGCGCCGTGACCCCCTGGGGGGATGCCCCTACCCCCACCCCCACGGGCCCACGGTTGGCATAGCAGTCAAAAACATGCGTGCGCCGCTTCTGGTTTTTTGGAGCGAGGAGGAGGTCTGCGATGGTCAAGCCAAAAGCGCCGGCAGGCTTTCGCGCGGCAGGAAAAAAGCTCTGGTCCGGAATTTCTGGTGCATACGAGTTGCGCCCGGACGAGCTTCGGATTCTCGAAGATGCTTGTCGCGAGGCTGATCTGATCGACTCGATGGTCAAGTACCTCGAAGACGACGACATCATGACGATCGGGTCGACCGGGCAGCCGGTGGTCAATCCGCTGGTGTCCGAAGTGCGTCAGCATCGGACTGTTCTGTCGTCGTTGATGCGGCAGTTGAAGTTGCCCGACGACGGCAATGTCGAGAAGGAGGCGGGCGAGCGCTCAGCCTCCGCAAGGACCGCGGCGAACGCCCGGTGGTCCAGGCGTGGCGCGTAGTCGCGCGGCGACTCTGATCAAGTCTGCGGATTCCGAGTTCGCCGAGATCATTGCCTGGTACGAGGAGCAGCTCGACGACGCTACTCCGCCAACGGGGTTGTTGTGGGAGCCGGTGAAGATCGGCCCGACGTGGCAATGGGACGAAAACGGCTGGGTGTTGCCCGAGGCCAGTCTCGGATGGCGGGTCCTCGCCTGGGCGGGGAAGTGGCTCAGGGACAAGCGCGGTCAGCCATGGCAGTTCACTCCTGAGCAGACCCGTTTCATTCTCTGGTTCTTCGCGGTCGACGAGAACGGCGGATTCCTCTATCACTCGGCGGTCCTGCAGAGGCTGAAGGGTTGGGGCAAGGATCCGGTTGCGGCGTGCCTCGCGCTCGCAGCGTGTTTCGCCGAGGTGACGTTCGACCACTGGGACGGCGATCGTCCGATCGGTCGTGAGGAGCCGGCCGCGTGGGTGCAGATCGTCGCGGTCAATCAGGAGCAGACCAAGAACACGATGAAGCTCCTGCCGTCGTTGGTGCCGGCGGAAACCCGCCAGCATTACGGGATCCAGATCGGCAAGGTCAATCTCTACGGCCTCGGCGACACTCGGCAGATCGAAGCGGTGACCTCGTCGGCGATGGCGATCGAGGGTGGCCGGCCGACGCTGATCATTCGCGGCGAGACACAGAACTGGAATTCGTCGAACGGCGGCCACGAGATGGCGGGCGCTATCGAGGGCAACGCCGCGAAATCCGAAGACGGCACGGCTCGGATGCTGGACATCTGCAACGCCTTTCGTCCCAATGAGGGTTCGGTGGGGCAGGCCGTTCGCGAAGCATGGGAAGCGACCCAGGGCGAGGAATCGGAGTTTCAGGACTTCGGCCTGCTGTACGACTCACTGGAAGCGCCACCGAAAGCGCCACTCAGCGCCGAGGCGGCACCCGATGTGGTGCGCGCGATCGCAGGTGATTCGACGTGGCTCGACACCAAGCCACGTGGTCGCATCGTCAAATCGATCCTGAACACCGCGAACCCTCCTAGCGAGTCAAGGCGCAAGTGGTACAACCAGATCACCGCCGCCGAGGACGCCTGGGTGGTTCCTCAGGATTGGGACGCCAACGCTGATCCTCGTGTGCTAGAGCGTGGCGATCGCATTGTGATGTTCTTCGACGGATCGAAGTCCGATGACGCGACCGCCCTGGTCGGGTGCCGAATGTCGGATGGATACATCTTCCGGATCGGTATCTGGCAGCGCGGCCCGAAGGACAAGGACTGGATCGTCAATCGGGACGCGGTCGACGTCCGGGTTCACGAGACGTTCGCGAAGTACTCGGTCGTCGGCTTCTGGGCTGACCTTTCCGACGCTCGCGACGACGAAACAGGTGAGCGCTACTGGGAGCCGTACGCCGACGCCTGGGCTCAGAAGTATGCACAGAAGCTACGCCTTCTCCCGGCGGTGAAGTCGGGAGACTCTGCGCACCTGATCAATTGGGACATGCGCTCACCGGCTCACATGAAGGTGTTCATCGAGCATGCCGAGCGATTCACCTCGGACGTGAAGAACGGCGCAATGGAGGGGAGTACGGGCGTGATCCCTCATGACGGAGACAAAATCTTGCAACAGCACGTGAAAAACGCGCGCCGGCGCCCCGCGCGTGGAATCGGCGTCGGTCTCGGCAAGGAACATCGCGAGTCGAAGAAAAAGATCGATGGCGCGGTCTGCGCGGTTGGCGCTCGAATGATGTGGCGCATTGCCATTCGCAGCGGAATCAAGGCGACATCGCGTTCGCGGAAGGCGGTTACCCTGTGATGAAAGGATTTTCGCAGCTATTCGGCGGGCGCGGCATCGCGGCTCTCTCGCTCCGGACTCTCACCCTCAGTGACGACGAGGAACGCCTCGTCGGCCAGCTGCGCGCGCAGATCCGAAAGTTCGCGGCTAAGAACCAGGTCAAGAACGACTTCTACGAGGCGAAGCAGAAAACGCGCCAGCTTGATATTTCGGTCCCTCCCGGCCTGAAGGACCTGAGCTTGGCACTCGGCTGGCCAGGGACGGTGGCGGACGTTCTCGAGGAGCGCGTCGACCTGCTCGGCTGGACGTCAGTGCAGGACCTCATGGGACTTGACGACATCTTCCGTGAGAACAGCCTCGACGTGGAATCCGGTCGGGCGCATCTGGACGCGCTGATTACCGGCACCGATTTCGTGACGGTGGGCCGCGGCGACACCAGTCAGGGTGAACCAGATGTCCTGATCACTGTGGAGTCCGCTTCTTCGGCAACGACTTTGCGGAACCATCGGACGCGTCGGGCGCTCGCGGGACTGTCACAGACTTGCGGAGAATCCGGCGTGGTGGAGATGGAGACGCTGTATCTGCCGAACTCGACTATCGGGTTTGCCCGCAACGAGCGCACGAAAAAGCTCGAGGTCACCTCTCGAGACGATCACAATGCGGGTCGGGTTTTCATGTCACGGATGGTCAATCGTGATCGAGCGTCGGATCTCGACGGCCGGTCGGAGATTACTCGCCCGGTCATGTACTACACCGATGCTGCGATTCGCACAATGCTGGGCGTGGAGATCAATCGCGAGTTCTATACGGCGCCTTCGCGATATGCGTTGGGCGCGGAGCCGGAGCAGTTCGGTGTCTCCGAAGACTCGTCGGCCAGCGAGAAGCGTCTCGCCGGTTGGACTGCGGCGATGGGTCGTTTCAATGTCATCCCGAGGACCGAGGATGGGCAAATGCCGTCGGTGGGCGAGTTCCACCCGGCGCCGCCAACCCCGTACATCGACCAAGTGAAGATGTACTCCCAGCTCATTTCCGCCGAGGCTGGGATCCCGCCGACCTACCTCGGTTTCTTTACTGACAATCCTGCGTCTGCGGACGCGATCAGGCAGCACGAGTATCGGCTCGTCAAGCGAGCGGAGCGTCGCCAAGGGACGTTCGGACAATGCTGGCGGGAGATTGCATTCTTATCGCTACTCGCCCGTGACGGGAAGGTTGACGCGGACGCGTTCCGCAAGATCGGTGTTCGATGGCGTGACGCGTCGACTCCGACGCGCGCTGCGACGGCTGACGCCGGCCAAAAGCTCGTCGGCTCGGGGATTCTGCGTCCGGACTCGCCTGTCACGTACGACTACATGGGCTTCTCGGAACAGGACCAGCAACGTCTGGCCGAGGAGAAGCGACTGGCGATGGCAGCGGAGCTTCCCGACCTTCTACGCAAGGCTGCTGGTCAAGTTTCCAATCCTCAGGTGATCGAGTTGTCGAGTAGGCGCAATGCCAACGAGCCTGCTTGAGCGGAAGGAGATTCTGGGCCACCTGGACAGGCTGGCGATCAATGAGATCGTCAATGTCTGGGACACGGCGCAGGGTCTCCCTTCCGCAGAGTTCCGATCAGTGATGGTGAATTCGCTGCCCGCGGTGACCGATCCGTATGCCGCTGCTGCGTCGAATTTGGGCGCTGCTTGGTATGACGAGTCTGCGCCGAACTTGCCGTATCGCGCGAAGCCGTCGCCACTCCCGGCGATTGAGGGCTTGCTGTCTACAGCCGATTGGGCAATGGGTGCTCGCGGCGCGGATGCGCTTGCCCGGTTGGCTGAGGTTGCCCAGAAAGCGATCTGGAGCGGCAACCGGCAGACGATTTTCGACAATGCGAAGGCAGAGCCTGGCGCACGTTACGAGCGGGTCGCCGAAGGGAAGTGTTGCGCGTTCTGCGCGATGCTCTGCACCCGCGGCGCTGTGTATCTCGAGTCGACGGTCGGGTTTCGCGCTCACGGCAATTGTCGCTGCGGCGCGCAAGAAGTGCGGCCAGGCAAGTCCTTCGCTCGGCCCGCCCATTACCAGCGGTTCGACGAGGCGTATGCCCAAGCGTCGCGAAATGCCACTGGCACGGACGCGATTCTCGCCGAGATGCGGATCATTCTCGGCTCTTCCTAATTCCTTCGGTGCCGCGTGGTGCTGACCAATCCTGCACGGGAGTAGTAAATGAGTAGTGAACAGTTGGAAATCCCTACAGCTGAGGCGTTGTCGCGATATGCGCGCGAGCTGAAGGAGGGGGGATTCTCGCAGCCGGTGATCGACCAGCTCGTGATTCACGCGTCCGAGCATCTCGTCCTGGGTCGCGCACGACGCGACGAGTGCGGACAGGAATCCGGCGCGCTGCGAGTGAAGGTGATCGCGAATGCATAACCCGAGAAAGTCTCTTCTTGTCGTTGCCCCGGTTGCTTTAGATCCTTTCGGCCAGTTCGGTAATCGCGCCGCTCGGCGTCATCCCCGACGAGATCCGAATGGGCACCCGAACGGCAACCCAAATCCAAATCCAAATCCAAATCCGAATCCGAATCCGAATCCGAATCCGGAGCCTGAACCGAACCCGAACCCGAACCCGAACCCGAACCCTGAGCCCAATCCCGACGCGGCTGACTGGGCAAAGGTTTTCGAGGGCATGACGCCGGCAGAGGTGAAGGCGCAGTTCGATCAGGCGAAGGACAATCGCGAGGCCGCGGAGAAGTGGAATCAGATTCAGAAGGCCTTCACCGGTGAAGGCGGCGACACGCCACCAGATCCCGCCCAGCTCGCCACTGACCTTTCTGCCGCGCGGGCAGGCGAGCGCGAAGCGAAGGTCGAGAACGCGATTCTGCTGCTCGCCCCCACCGCGGGGGTGAATCCCAACTCACTGATCGACTCCCGATCGTTCATGACCAGGATCGCCACGCTCAACCTCGACCCCACGGCCACCGACTTCAACGAGAAGGTGACCGCAGAGATCAAGGCGGTTGCGGCGGCGCACCCGATCACGGGCATTCCCCGTGGCCCGCTGCCCAACCCGCAGCAAGGCAACCCCGGCCACCAGAAGACGGAATCGACCGTCTCGGCGGGGCGCGCGCGTTACAAGGAACGAAATCCCAAGTAGACCAACACATTCATAAGGAGGGATCCAGATGGATCTCAACATCAGGACCGAACGCTTCGGCCAGGATGACCAGTCCTGGCTGGCATCGGCACACGGCACCGACACGGCACGATCGGTAAACATCGACGTGTCGACGTTCACGGCCGGCACGCACTACCCCGAGGGTTACCTCAAGTCCGGCTTTCCGCTCAAGAAGGTCGGCAACCGATACGGGCTGCGGACCAACGCCGACACCGAACCGATCGAGGGGCACCTCTTCACCGCGGTGAAGATTCCCCCGGGCGCGACCATCGTGGTCGGTGCCCTCTTCTGGCACGGCGCCGTCCTGGCGGCGAAGTTGCCGTCCCCCGTCGACGCCGACGGTCAGGCAACTGCCCGCGACATCCGATACTTCTGAGGAGCCTGACTCATGGCACTTGTGCTCAATAGCGACTACATCACTCCGGCGGAGCTGACGGGCTACACCCGTGAGGCTCTTGCCGATCAGCCGGTCAACGACCTGTCGGTGATCGACAACCTTCTTCCTGATGTCCTCATCGACGATGTGGATTTCCGGGCGAACATCACGCAGCACGGACTGAAACGATCGGCGAAGTTCCGCAGTTGGGACACCGAGGCTCCGCAGTCGCCCCGCAAGGGACTGACTCGCATTTCCGGTGAGCTGCCCCCGCTTTCGGAGAAGCGGCTACTGGGGGAGTACGACCGCCTGAGGCTGCGCAAGGCAGATTCCGCGATTCTCGATTACATCCTCAAGGACGCGTTGGAGCTGGCAGACGCGATCCGCACTCGCCTGATCATCGCCAAGGCGCAGGCGCTCGTGACAGGCAAAGTCAGCCTGGCGCAGGACGGTCTGGAGATCGAGGCCGACTTCGACCGCAAGCCTGGACATTCCGTCACTGCCGCCACCCTGTGGTCCGGTCTTGCGGATCCGGTTCTCGATCAGGAGTCCTGGTTCTCGGTCTTCCGTGTCTCGAACTCGGGTAACCCCGGTCGGGCGATCACCTCGCAGCGCGTTCTGTCTTCGCTGATGCGCAACAAGGCGATCCGCGAAATGGTTCTCCCCGTCGGTTCGACTCAGACCATTGTCACCCTCGAGGCGGTCCAGGCTCTGTTCACCTCGTTCGGTCATCCTCGATTCGAGGTGTGCGACGCGCAGGTCGAGGACTACAACGGCGATGCTGTTCGCTTGATTCCGGATGACTCGATTCTCTACATCGGCGGATCGAGCACGACCTCGGCGAAGCTGGGCGAAACCCTGTGGGGCATCACCGCAGAAGCGATCGAACCCGAATACTCGATCGACGAGACCGAGGCGCCGGGCATCGTCGTCGGCTCGTACGTCAATCCGGATCCGATCGGTCGTTGGACGAAGGCTTCGGGAATCGGTCTGCCGATCCTCGGTAACTCCAACGCGACCATGATCGCCAAGGTTCTCTGATGGCGCGCCTGATCAGCTCTGTGCATGTCGCGGACGAGTCGGGCGTCAGCCATGTGTTCGGACCGACTGACGCGATTCCGTCCTGGGCTGCTGCGAGGATTACCAATCCTGCGGCCTGGGACGGCCCGCCACCCGAGCCTGAGGTTACGGAACCTGTTGGGGTCGAAACCGAGACGGCAACCGAATCCGAGACTGTGGCGGAAGAGGTCGTGCCCGAGAGCGCGCCGGAATCCGAAAGTGTGCCGGCCACCGAAGAGGAGCCGACGCCCGACCTCGTAGCGGAATCCGTGCCCGAGCCGGAAACGGTGGAGCCCGAGCCCGCAGTACCGGCGCCCAAGCGTCGCGGTCGACCGGCCAAGGCCGTGACCAATAACTGAAACTAGGAGGTGCCGATCCGATGGCATGGACAATTTCGAAGGATGTTCGCGACCATTGGATCGGCCCTCCGACCGAGGCGACAGACGAGCAGATAGCGGTCAAGATCGCCGACGCGGAGGATGACATCCTTCGTGCGGATCCGAATATTCAGGACCGCATCGACGCAAATGCGCTGCCGCTGATCCGGGTGAAGAAGGTCGTTGCTCGGATGCTGATCCGGCACCTTCAGAACCCGGAAGGTGTGCGCAGTGTCCAGCAGGGCGCCGGTCCGTTTCAGACGTCGACTACGTACGGCGGTGCCGAGCCCGGTGCGCTCACACTGACTGACGACGATCGTGAAGAGCTCGGCATCCCGAAGCGGAAGACGCGCGCGTTCTCCGTGGACATGACACCTCCGGGTGCGTATCGATTGAGAACACCCGACACGGAGTGGTTCTCGTGAAGCCGTTTCCTCGCGCGCACACGATCGGGATCCGTCGGTTCCAGCAGTCCGATGAACTCGACGCCGGCCGGAACCGGAAGAAGTCGTGGTCCGATCCGGAACCAACTCTTGTGTATGGCTACGGCTCACGTTCTGACTACGGCATGTCGGAACCGAATCAGCCGAACCGAGACATGGTCATCGAAGGCCTGGTGGTGCTCGCACCGCCGGAGGTGACGATCAGCGCTCTCGACCGCGTCGTGATTCCCGGCTACGACCAGGATTTCGAAGTCGACGGCGAGGACTCCGATTGGACGAAAGGCCCGTTCGGATTCACCCCCGGCCGCTCGATCGCACTGAAGAAGGTGGAGAACTGATGAGCAAAGCTGACATTGTCTGGAATCCGCACGCGCTCGAGCAACTCCGGCGCAGCGCGGAAGTCATGGGTCATCTGCATCGAACGATGGAGAAAGTCCATGCGGCGGTCGGCGGGAACGCTGCCGGGTACACGCTCTCGTCCGTGCAGGGACAGAAGCGGCCGCAGGGGCGCGGATTCGTATCGGTTGCGGCTACCACAGCGCAGGCGAAGCGATCGGAAGCCAAGCACAACAACCTCATCCGTGCCGCGGGAGCGTCCAGTGGTTGAGGTTATCCAATTCGACCCTGTCGAAGAAATCGTCACGAACTATCTTTACGACGAACTCGGCGACAACACCGGCGTTTCGACCCGGGTCCCGGTACCTCGCCCGAACAGGTTCATTACTGCGCGCGCTGCAGGCGGTGGAGATCGCAACATCATCCTCTCCTCGCGGATGGTGATCTTCCAATGCTGGGACAACGACGAAGACTGCGCGCGCAAGCTCGCCGAGCGATCATTCTCGATCCTCAAAGCAGTTCAGCGTGATTCGGCCGAACCGAGGATCCGACAAGTCACCACGATCGGTGTCCCGCAGTCGTTTCCGGATCCCGAATCGTCCATGCCGCGCTATCAGTTCACCCTGCAGTTCGACATCAGGGGACACATCACTCCGTAGGCCGGTACCCCCGCCATTCGCGGCACGGCCAACTCTGCCTGAAAGGGGCATCCCATGGCATCTTCTGCCGGCAATATCCTTACCTCCGAACCGCTCGCCAACGGCGTCGTGTTCCGTTCTCCGCTCGGCACTCCGGCGCCCGGTCCGGCTGGTTCTGCACTTCCGCCCGCTTGGCTCGATCACGGCTATGTCGGCGAGGACGGTATGACCGAGTCGGAGACCCGAGACAAGACCGAGAAGAACGCCTTCGGTGGCGCGGTCGTCAAGGTCCTTCAGACCAAGTACGGCTTGGTCTTCAAGTTCAAGTTCATGGAGTCCAAGAACGCGACCGTGCTCAAGACCGTTTTCGGTGAGAGCAACGTCCTGGTCTCCGGCAACGTGATCACGGTCAACAAGAACAAGAAGACGCTGCCGCACTCCTCGTGGGTCCTCGACACTGTCGACGAAGACACGAACGTGCGCAACTACATTCCCGACGGCCAGCCGAGCTTGACCGGCGACCGTGTGTACGTGCACACCGACACCATCTCTTACGAAGTGGAAATCACCTCGTTCGAGAAGAACGGCAACAACGCGGTCATGACCATCAGTTCGGCTGATGGTTCCGTGACGAAGCTGTTCACGCTGCCTGGCGGTTCCACTGCGGGCACCTGGAACGTGTACGTCGACGGCGAGACCACGGACGGCATCGCATTCAACCCGACGGCCGCGGCCGTCAGGACCGCGCTCGAGGCGATCCCGACCGTCGGCGCCGGCAACGTGGACGTGACCGGCTCCACCGGTGGTCCGTTCACGGTCGTATTCAAGAACGGCGCCGGTCTCGTGACCGCCTCGGGATCCGGTCTCACCCCTCCCGGCGCTGTGACCGTCGCCGCGGTCTGACCGCATTCTCCCGCCCCGTGAGGTGTCAACACCATTGGACCGGGCCTGCCCTTCATGGGGCGGGACACCAACAGGCCCGTCCGTCAAATGCTTTCACGTAATCGACGTTGAGCAATCCGTTCTCGAAAGGCTTGGTCCAACCATGGCTATCTTCCGCGTCACTCCTGCCCACGATCCCTCGATTCAGATCGAGTTCGAGATCCCGATCAAGGGCCGTCAGAACCCGCTCTTCTTCACGGTCCCGAAGATCCAGTACTTCCCGGTCGAAAAGTCCAAGGAATTCTACGACTGGCTCTCGGGCAAGAACGAGCCGCAGCCGGAAGATGGAGAACCGTTGGAGCCTGTCCGGCGGTCCGGCCGAGACATCGTCCTGAAGATGCTCAGCCTCCATGTGAGCGCCAAGGATTACGCGGTCCTCAAGAATCTCACCGACGGTGAGCTCGGCCAGATCGATACCCACTGGGAAAACGAGTCGAAGACGCCAGTGGGGGAATCCTCAGCCTCCTCGGATACCTAGAGGACGAGGAGGAGGTCGCCGAGGCGATCCAAGCTGATCTGCTCCCGATGGGTAGATCGCTGGATTTCCTCGGCACCGCGAATCTCTCATGGTGGGACCTCAAGTGCTACCTCAAGTACCCCCCACCAAACGGCGCGTATATGCGCCGCAAGAATCCTGATCTTCACTGGGATCTGCACGCACACTTGCTCGCTGGAATCTTCGACGGAATCCAGGGCGGCAACTGGCAGCGCGGCGGCAATTCGAAGGCGAAGCGTCCCGAGCCGATGCCACGCCCGGGTGTCTCAGTGCCCGAGGAGAGCAAGCCGAAAACGGTGCTCCCAGTCTCTGAGCTTCGCAAGAGGCTCAAGGCGGACAACCGCGAACAGGTTCCGCTCGCGATTGCCGACCGACCCGAGATCCTCGACGTCGTATCCAGCGACATCTTCGACGACGAGCTCAAACCGGGGACGCCGAAGCTCACCACGCAGCAAGTTTTGGCAGTTCGCGCGCTCGCCTCGAGTGGATGCACGTACGCCGATCTTGCTGCCCTCTTCCACGTTTCGCGGTCGACAATCGGCCGGATCGTGACGCGCAAATCGTGGAAGCACCTCGATGACAACTGAATAACTGGAGGTGGCCCATGGCCGGTGGCATTGAACTCGCGACCATGTACGTCCCGATTGCCGCGCGCACCGACGGCATTCCGGCCGCAGTGTCGAAGTCTTTGTCCAAGGTTGTCCAGCAGGGCGAAAAGGCCGGCGACAGCATGGGCTCGAAGATGTCGGCAGCCATGGGGAAGACCCTCATGGCGGGGGCCGCGGCTACGGGCGCCGCGGTATCGACTGCAATTGGTACGGCGCTGTACAAGGGATTTGGCCGCCTCACCGCGATCGACAATGCCGAAGGCAAGCTCGAAGGCCTGGGGCACACGACTCTCGGTACCGCGAAGATCATGGATTCCGCCCTTGCCTCGGTGAAGGGAACATCCTTCGGTCTCGGTGAAGCTGCAACGATTTCAGCGTCGGCCGTCGCCGCCGGAATAAAGCCCGGCCAGGACCTGACGCGCTATCTGTCACTGACTGCCGACGCGGCAACGATCGCCGGAACGTCCATCGAAGAGATGGGCGCGGTGATCAACAAGGTTCAAACCAAGGGCAAGGCATACACCCTTGATCTGAACCAGCTCGCAATTCGAGGTCTGCCGATCTACCAGTGGCTCGCTACCGAAATGGGCGTCACGCAAGAGGCGCTCTCAGACATGGTCGCCGAAGGCAAGGTTGATTCGGCAACGTATTTGGCGGCGATCGAGAAGAACATCGGCGGTGCCGCCACCGCTGGCAATACCGTGTCGGCGGCATGGGCGAACACGATGGCGGCGATGGGTCGTGTGGGCGCGGCAGCGCTGAAGCCGACGTTCAGCCGCTCGGCGAATTGGCTCAAGGATGTTACGGCCGGAATCGACGTTGCTACGCCACTGGTCTCGAAATTCGCTGACACGCTTGATCATCGCGTGTTCAACCAAGGATTGCCGACGCTGCAGAAGTTCGGCGAGGAAGGCAAGAAGGCGTTCGCAGCGTTCCGGTCGGAGAACGGCGCGAAGATCGGTTCGGAGTGGGACCGCTTCACAAGCGTGTTCGATTCGCTGGGCGATACTGCTGTCGCAGCATGGCCTGCGGTGAAGGGCATCGTTGGTTCGCTTGCCGAAGCATCGGGCGCACTAGGTGTTTCGTCGTGGACGTTACTTCTCTCGGCTCTCGAACTGACGGCGCAGCTCGCGGACGGTGTGCTAGTTCCTGCCCTGAATGCACTGTCGAGCCTGATGGAGAACAACCAGGGCGTTGTCACCGCACTGGCCGCAGCGTTCTTCCTGTTCAAAACCGTGCCCGCGATCATGGCGCGCATCGCTCCATCGATGGCGTCCCTGACGGCGCAGACGGCTGCCGGGACTAAACCACTGAGCGCATACCAGCGGATGTGGCAGACGACCGGCAACACCGTAAACGGAGTCCGAGGTGCGTTCTCCCGGTTCAACGCGGATGTGCGGGTAAACGCCGCACAATATGGCGCTGCGAGTGGTTCGATGAGCCGTTTCAGCGGAACGATGCTCACGCTCAGTGACCGGGCGTCGAGCCTCACGGCCCGCATGACCGCCTCCAATACTGTCCTCGGAAAGATGGGCGCGGCATACAGCAACGCAATGCCGGGGCTTCGGGGGTACGCAGCGCAGGAGAAGGCCGCTGCCGCGGCAATGCAGGCGTCTGCGTTGCAGGCGAAGGGGTATGCGTCGGTTCACCTCCTGGCCGGTCAGGCCGTTCACGGGACGACGTCGTTCATCTCGAGGATGGGCGCTGCAGCGGGCGGTGTCGGCGCTGCTGGCCTCTCGGCCATGAGTTCCGCGGCTAGTGGACTCGGCCGAGGGCTAAGTGCCGTCTCTGGCGCCTTAGGTGGTCCGGTCGGTATCGCGCTGATTGGTGCGACTGTCGCGTATTCGGGAATCAATGGCGAGATTCAGAAGTCGAAGCAGTTTCATGAAGCCCTGACGACAGCGACAAACGGTACAGCCGAGTCCCAGTGGAACCTCACGAAGGCATTGTCCGCATCGGCCGGTCAAATGGATACCGCGTCTCTCGAGGCCTACACGGCTCACTTGACGACGATTCTCGACGCCGAGAAAACCGTCGCCAGTAATGGGCCGGGCTTCTTCTCGAAAGTGTATGCAGGCATGCAGCTTCGAGGAAACGACATTTTCGGCACTGGTGACACTTTTGGCCAGAGCACCCTCGACGACATTAACCAGCAGAACTATGCAAAAGATGTAACCAAGACCCTCGGCAATCTGCGGATTACGAATGAGGATGTCGCAAAGGCTGTTGCTGGTACGGCCGGCCAGTTCAGTTACCTGACGTCGCAGTTGGACCTGACGACGATTGAGGGTCGGCACACGAACGACTTCTTGAATGCTCAGCGCGACAATCTGAAGCAGGTTGCCGCACTGGCAAAGAACGTCACGCCTGGCTACATGGAGATGGCGGACCTCCTCAAGATAATGGGCAACGAAGCCGCCACGGCCACAGAGAAGGGCGATGCCCTTTATCGCTCAATGCAACTGATCGCGGGTATTGATCCGGATAAGAAGCAGACCACGAACGACAACAACAAGCTCACTCGTGAACTGTTGCAGGCGGCTCCGATTGACCAGGCCAAGGGTGCGAGCTCCGAGCTGCTGGACAACGGGCGGATTTCGACAGCGACCGAGAACGGCCAGGATCTCGAAGACACCGGCAACAAGATCATCCTGAACGCCGCCAAGATGGCCGAAGCTGGCACGGACATCAACGAGATTTTCTCGGCCGTTCAGCAACAGGTCGAAGGCACCAGCAAGTCGTTCGGTCTCAATGTCGACGACATGCGAATTGCGTTGGAGTATCTCGGCTACAACGAGCGAGTTATCGAGGTTCAGGTCGGACTTCAGGGCGCGGACGATGTAACCAAGGGTCTCGCTGACGTTTGGTCTCAGATGATGCTGCTCGGCGACAAGCCGAAGATTTTGACGGTCGACAAGGATTTTGACCCGACTATCTTGGCTGAGCTGGACCGTATGGGCGCAAAGATCGACCATTTGCCCAACGGGCAGATTCAGATCGACATGGACGACAACGAGTTTCAGATGAAACTCAGCACGTCCATGGACGAGATGATTGCGTTCAATGGGCTGAAGGCGATGGCGGGCGTCGATGTTGACGTCAATCAGTTCGACATCAAGTCGGGCACTGCTGATGCTTTCTTGCAGTACCTCGACGGGATTGAGGTCAAGCCGGGTGCGGATCTCGATATCGAGAAGCTCAAAGATCAGAAGACCATCAGCTTGCAGGAGTTGGTGGAGCTTTCCGAGAAGGTCGCCAACCCGAAGGCGTTCATCGAGGGCGTGATGCCGTTCCTAAGCGACGCCGAGAACATGCGCGTTGCCTTGTCGAAGATTCAGGACAAGAAGGTCTACGTCGACTACATCGAGCGTCGACAGCAGGCTGCCGACTCCGGTTTCGTCGGTCCAGTCAGCTACCTTCGCCCTCCCGGAACCTGGCAGGGCGCTCGGTTGCCGAAGAATTCGACAGGCTCTCGGCTGCCGACGACCGGACCGGGTACCGATTCTCGTGACGGAATTTTGGGTGTCGGGTCCGATGGCGTTCCGACGTCATGGGTCGACAAGGGCGAGTGGATCGTCAACGGTCGCTCGTCGGAGAAATGGGATTGGCTGCTGGGGATGATCAATCGCGATGATTCGCGGTTGAAGAATCTTCCACGGTTCGCCGAAGGTGGCCGTAACGGCATCGAGGCAGGACTCGCGGCCGGTCGATCAGTCGAGGGCAACGCGTACCTGTGGGGCGGCACTGGTCCGACGCAATTCGACTGCTCGGGATTCGTCGGCTGGTTGCAGCAGATCGTCATGGGCATCACCGGATCGGTGAAACGTCTGTACACCACGTACGACTTCTTCAACGGCCGTGGTGGTGTCGCGGGTCTGCAGGCCGGTTTGGGTCCGGCGGGAACTCAGTTCCAGGTTGGTATCTCGAAGGAACATATGGCGGCGACTGTCGGCGGCTTGTCAGCGGAGTCGGGTGGTGCCCATGGCACGTCTGGCATCGGCGGTAACCGTGCGAATGCTCAGTCGTCGCAGTTCCCGGTGAAGTTCCATCTACCGAATGAGCTGATCGACGGGTGGGACAGCAAGTCGGGCGCGTATCTGCGTGGCGAGAAGCCGGTGGAGTGGACCGAGAAGGATGCTCTTGCACTCGAATCGGCCCGCGTGGCTGTAATTCAGGCGCAGGAGGCTCGGGACAAGATCGACGCCAACGACAAGAAGTCGCAGGCTGATCGTGACCAAGCGGAGCTGAAAGTTCAGCAGGCGGAGCTCAAGGTCCGCGAGCTGGAGCAGAAACGTGACGGCAGAAGCTCGATGTCGAACGATCCCGCTCCTGTTCTCACCGGCGAGATGGGTGAGGATGCGATTTCGGTGCGCAATGCCGAGATTGCGCTTCTGGATGCGCAGTTGGCGCGGGACAAGGTGTACAACGATCCCGAGTCGACCTCGCTCGAGAAGGAAAAGGCCGATATTTCGGTGCACTCGGCTCAGAACTCGCTCGCTGCCACTCGCAAGAAGGTCGAGGAAGACAAGGACAAGGAGACCAGCGGCGATTTCTCACTGAAGGATCGGCTCAAGAAGTACGGGTCCGACCTAGTGGGGATCGCGGTCGATTCGGCGCTCGAGATCTTCGGCGTCAATTCTCGTTGGCTGGATATTCCGCTTCCGGAGTTCAAGAAACCGAAGCCGGGATCCACCTTGCCGGAGTCCTCGGCTGCGGAGGCCATGCGAGATCCGTTGGGTGACTTCGTGTCGCGTTCGTTCCCTCAGAGCGAGATCGACGGTCAGTTGCCGGTCACGGTCGGTGCGGGAAATTGGGTTGAGGATTGGCTCAAGACCTTGCCGATCAAGCTCTACGACCAGGGCGGAATGATCCCGCACGGTGGGTTGGCGTTGAACAAGTCCGGCGCTCCGGAGCCGGTATTTACGGCGCCCGAGTTCGCGAACATCGCCAAGATCGCGAATTTGGACACGCTCGACATCAATCCGAATGCCGTTGGTGGAAACGACTACTCGGTTCATCTACACAACCCGACATTCTCTGACGGCATGGCCGCGGTGCACAGCGCACAGCGTGCCCAGGGTCGCCAGATGATGCGGCATGCAGGAAGGCCATTCGGATGATCGGTAAGGCTGGGAGGTCGCCATGGCATCGATGACGATCAACATCCACGGCACGGATGGGAGTTTCTGGCCTGTCCATGGCGAGGATGCCGGCACCGAAGGTGTGGACTTGGGAGTCGATCAGGTCAAGGGCTTGTTCGACTCCCCGGTCCGCACTTCGTGGGTGGCGGCGAACGCCGAGTCGGGCGGAACGATGAAGGGGATGTGGAACGACTGGCGAGATCTTGCGCTGGGGTTCCATGTTTCCGCGGATCGGGTCGCAGGCGGCGACCAGGAGGACATCGATTCGCGGTTCCGGCAGGCGTTCGACTATCGGGTCGATCAGTGGGACCACGATGCGAAATTGGCGTGCATCGAGGTCATTACGGAGAATTCGACCCGGTTCCTCGACGTGCAGTTGTACGAGCAGCCTGATTTCGATCCGGGCATCGACCCGCTCGTTGTGGAGTATTCGAATCCGATCATTCCACTGCGGGCGGGTCAGCCGCACTACTACGAGGATGACTACGTCACGAAGTGGTCGACCGGCAGTTCTTCGGGGTCCGGCGAGATCGAGGTCTGGAATCCGACGGATCAGCCGATGCGGCACAAGTGGATCGGCACTCGCGGGGACTGGATTCTTCCCGACGTGTCGTGGGAGGGGCCGCCGAACAAACGCCGACCTGGCGTGTCGAAGCTGTCGGGCCGCAACGACGCGAACCGCTCCATCGTCATGCCGTCCATCGGTGCGCTCGAGGGTGGATTCACGGTCGACCTGGATCCGATGAAGCTGATGGTTCGTGATGCTGCGAATACGAACCTTCTGGGCCGGATGCCAGTTCCTGGGCGGTTTTTCGAGTACGTCATCCCACCGAAGACACAGAAGCAAACTCTGCGGGTTTCGGTGACGAACGCGCCAGCGGGCGGCGCGATGATCCAGCTGGTTCAGCCGCGGCGATGGTCGCGGCCTATCGGCATGCAATGACAGGAGGTGGCCGCGGTGACGGTGATCGATCACGGACTGTCTCTCGAGGAGCAATGCGAAGCGATCTGGGACGCCACCCGGGCCGAAGAGCGGCGTGAGCAGAATCAGCGCCAGATCCCCCCGGTTGCATTGCTGTGGGACGGCGAGATGCGGTTGCAGCATCTGGTGCAGGCCGAGTACGGCGGCACCTTCGATCTGATCGAAGGGGACACCGGACCCGGGCAGTTGGAACATCCGCTCGATCATCCTGTGGGCGAGTGGCTCTGGGACGAGTGGGGCCGCATGCAGCGCGGCGAGAAACGTAACGTCAACATCACCGTCGAGTACACAGGCTCGCGGTGGGGCGGACTCCTCGAGTACGTCGAGTTGGACAAGCGAGACAACGGCGATCAAGTTGTCGTAGCGACGTTTTCGAGTGATTACGAGCGGCTCAAGTGGTACACCGTCTGGTCCAACAGTTTCTTCAGCGAGCACTTTCAGGCGCCGCGCGTGTTCATCCTCCCGGGACCGATCCCGTGGGTGCTGTCCACGATGCTCGACCTCCAGTGCCACCGGGAACGAAACTCGACGTGGGCCATGCCGGACGATCCGATGGATCCGGCGAACCGCACCAACTTGGATCAATCCACCTGGTCGCTGGTTGTCAAGCCGATCAAGTTCATGGATTCGCTCAATTCCGGTGCGCTGTGGGGGATTGCAGGCTCGCGCTTCAAGAACTTCCACGACATCGCGAAGACGATGATGCAGGACGGCGAGATCACCCCGGTCGTGCGCCGCTACCTGCATGGCGATCCGCCTCCGTGGCCGGGTGCGAACCTGCGTCACGGGACGGTGGTCGTGTCGTTCGAAGATCGGTCCGGACGGTTCACGGGAACTTCGCAGGGCGGCACTCGATTCGACGGGCTGAAGATGACCGTCGAGAAGTTCATCGGCGACTTCATCGAAAGCACGTCGCAACTCGTAACCGACACCACAATCCCGGCCGAGTACTACATTCCGGGCAGCAAGCGGACGAATAAGTCGCTGCCGCTTGCGGTGTGGCGCGACGGCGAAGAGACCGGGCTGGACAGGTATCGGTTCCGCAAGACTCCGTCGAAGGGCATACAAGTCGTCACGGGCGGCAGCTCAGCCCCAGGCGTCGACGAATTGATGTCGGCGACAGTGCAGATGTTGGGCGATCTGACCGCCATGATTCCCGGCGTGCCACCCATGGGCGGTGTGGCGGACGCCGTGCTGAAACCGTTCTACATGGGGACCGTGCTCGCCTGGATGGTCGCACGGTTGGTCGCGCGGGCCAACAATCAAGGCTGGACGAGATACTTCGAGTACTTCCAGGACGGTGCGGGCAAGGCCTACACCATTTCCTCGCTCATGGTTCTCCGAGCGGGAATCTGGGCGACACGCTCATACGAGTCCATCGAGTTCGGCGCCCGCGATGCCGCACCTTTCCTAATCAGCGAGACCGGACACGTATGGCTCGGTGACCGTGCAGGTTTCACGATGCAAAAAGACAAGACCGGCCGCATCTACATCGACCGGATCTCCAAGGTAGGGCTGTCCTGGTCACGCGAGCAGCCAGTCACACGCACCGTGACTATCGGCGACAGTCGCGCGCTCGAGGACCCCGTACAGAAGGCATGGGAGCGGATCGAAGCGTTCGCCACCTCACTTCAACAGTTGGGAGTCTGACGATGGAACAGCAAGGACTTGTTCGCGGCAAGACTTTCGACCAGTGGCCGGCATGGGAAGGCCAAGGTCTTCCGTTGCGGGAGAACTGCGATCTCCGTAATCCGCGCCAGGCGTTCCTGTGGATGTTCACGGGAATGCCTGGCGTGGTCGGAGCTCCTTTGATGCTCGGAACTGAGTACTGGGAAATGCAGTCCTGGCGTATGTGGATCCTCGGCGCCAGGCCATCGGCGAAGCCAACACTCAAATATCAACCACCCAAGAATGCGGTGGCGGACAGGTGGACTGCACAGGGTGAGTGGGTGTCCATGGAGACCCCCGACCTTCCACAGAGCTCCTGGACGGAAGTCGTGGCGCAGCTGCCACAGTCCGATCGAGCCGAGCTCAAGCAGGTGGTGCTCGAAAAGATGGGATTCGAGGACGTTCCCGAACCCTCCGCTCCCGCCGGTCATTTGCAGGTCAGTGAATTGGCGTCGCGTCTCGACGTCGACACCGACGAGGTGGTCGAACTTCTCGGAAACCTCGGCTTGGACGTCGACCCCGACGCCTATGTCGGTCGCGAGATCGCTGACCGGCTCGTCGCACATCTGGGCCTCTAGAGCCCGTCCATTCCTACATCCCGAAAGGGGTAGTCATGACACGCACTTTCACGCGCGCGCAAGTCGACGCGACCCGCGCATACATTTGGTCGAAGGACTGGCTTCCGTACGCGTACGGCGGATCCGGAAATCCTGGCGGTGACTGCAGTTGGTTCGCGTTCGCAGTCGCAGCACACGTTCAGGGCATGCAGGCTAATCGGCGGTACGGATCGACCGAGAACTGCAACCGGCCAGGCGTTCTCGGTGCGTCGGCTACGGGTGACGCGGCTCCGCTGGGACTTGTCCACGCCCGCAACAAGGCTGACGTGCCGCCGAATGCTCTGCTCAAGCTGGGCTTCCTGCATGGCGGCGGCGGATACGACTCGCACGTTGCCGGGACTTTCGACGGCTTGAACTTCGAATCCCGCGGCATGTACATGGGCCGCTCCGGACATGTGGTCGCGGCCTCCGCTAGGGCATGGAACGACCCACTGTTCCACGACTTCTGGTACCTCGACGCCACTGTCGGCGCGGGCGATCCCGATGCGTTCCCGCTGCCCTCCGGCTGGTTCTATGGACCGCTCGACGGCCCCGAGGAATCGGTGTCCGGGGAAGCGGGCGAACCGGCGTATCAGGTCGCCGGCATCAAACATATGCAGGCAAAGCTCGCCATCCCGCAGTCGGGGAAGTGGCGAGATGCCCAGTCGGCGATCGCGGCGCTGCAGCGCACCGATCCGGCGCTGACACCCGACGGCACTGTCGGACCCAAAACCTGGGCGCTGATCATGCGCCTGGGCTCCACACCCGCACCGAATCCAGGAGGCCCCGTGGCACTCTCGTACGAACAGCACGCTGCCCTGCAGTGGGGCCAGCCCGAACCTGTTCGGCAGATCTCTGAAGCCGGACGTGATTTCGTCAAGGTCCAGGAAGCAGAGATGTGGCCGCGCGCGGGTCTCGCCGACGTCTGGAACGAAACCGTCTGGGACGGGTATAAGTCCCACGTCGAGGGTGACGATCGCACCGGCTCCCTCGTCTTCTGGGTGCTCGAAGCTCACCGCGAGGCATTCGAGTCGAAGGCGCTGCTCGCATCACTCCAAGCCCGTTTCGCATCGGGCGACACCCGTCAGCAGCCCACGGCTGCACAGGAAGGCTGAATCATGCATATCGAAGACATCGCGCGTGTCTGCCACGAAGCGAACCGCGCTCTCCAGCAGATCCAGCAGGACCCCGGTATCGCCGTGTCGCCGCCGTGGGATGAACTGGACGAGCACACTTCCGCAAGCGTGATCGACGGCGTCGCGGGTGTTCTTGGTGGTAATGCTCCCGAGGCTTCCCATGAGAACTGGTCAGCCTTCAAGCGCGCTGATGGTTGGGTGTACGGGCCGGTGAAAGATGCTGACGCCAAGACCCATCCGTGCCTCGTGCCGTACGCCGACCTGCCGCCGGAGCAGAAGGCCAAGGACGCATTGTTCGGCGCCATCGTTGGCGCACTCACGGAAGGTGCCTGATCATGGCTGAATCAAACGGAACTCTCACTGTCGGAGTAGAACTCGTCGGTACACGCTCGATCGACACGAAGGCTTTCTGGCTGGACGTGCTCGATCGCACCGGCAAGACATTCCTACAGACAGTGCTCGTCTTCCTCGGGGCAGGAGCGACAATCGCCTCCGTCGCCTGGACCACAGCGCTGTCCTCAGCGGCACTGGCGGCCCTCGTCTCGTTCTTGATCGCACTCTCGACATCGACGGCACTCACGTCCGGGAACTTCGCGATCGACCTTGCCGATCGAGTGGGCCGCACCTTCGTCAGTGCCCTCGTCGGCGCGATCCCTGCGACCGGAACGCTCTCGGATATCAATTGGCACGATGCCCTCACCCTTGCCGCCACAGCGGCGCTCATATCGGTACTGACGTCGCTGGCCTCAAGCAACTTCGGATCGACGAAGGGACTTCCTTCGCTCGCCCCTGTGCAGCCTGCGCTAATCGCAATCGAGGGGAACGACGACGAAGTGCTTCCTGCGATGCCTGTGAGTACTGGACTCATTGCGTCGGCCTTCGCGTTCGATCTCGCCGACGCGGCGGAGCGACCCGTGGTCGAGGTGCAGAATGCACTCGATCAGATTTACGCACGCGGGCACGCGGTGACCGCGGATCTAGAACTGATCGCATCGTGGGGACTGCCGGTCTGGGAATGGTTCGCAGCGGAGAAGAAGTACTCGCTCGGATACACCAAGAACCATCAGGCAGTCTTCGGGACTACCGATCTCGTACGGGCGATCGAGCGCAACATCGGCTCGACGTCGAGCGCTGGCCGGCACCGCGCCCCCTCCGACACGGAGCAGTGATCGATGCTGCTGGAATTACTGAGCCCGGAACGGATTTCAGCATTCGGTATTGCAGCGACCAGCATCCTCGCGGCATGGGTGAGTCGGCAGCAATCACAAGTTCGACAGTTGCAGGCCAAGGTCGCCGAACTCGAAGGCGGCCGCAAAGAGGATCGCAGGCTAATCCGGGTGTGCGTCCGGTTCGTCCGAGCGCAGGGCAACTACATCGTGATCCTCGCCGCGCTGCTGCGACAGCACGCTCCTCACGTCGAGATCCCGCCCGAGCCGACGATGCCAGATGAAGTGAAAGAGGAGGTGTGATCTTTGACCGCTCCTGATGGTTCCATTCCCGAAGGCTCCCTCGGGCGTGGTCTCTTCCGTGCTCGCCAGCTGGAGACCGAGGAGCAAGCCAAGGCGAGACTGACCAACGGCGCGCTGGGCAAATGGCAAGGTGCGCAGGATAAGTTCAAGTCTGATGGGAAGTCCCTGTCGGAGCAGTTGGAGAAGGTCAATGATCATTCGCGGTCGATCAAGACTCTCGTTGACCAGTTCAATCAGCTAATCCTGCAGGGCAACGCGATCGTGTATGCGTCCGACCACGAGTACACGCCGACCACCGGGGTCACGTCGATCGATGTGATCATTCTGGGCGCCGGCGGTGGCGGCGGGGCTGGACAGTGGAATATCGTGGCGGCGTCCGCGAGTGGGGGCGGTGGTGGTGGCGGTGGCGGCGAAGTCCACACCACCATTCCCGCAACACTTCTGCCGAAGAATGCGGACGGGACCTTCAAACCCATCGCCATCACGGTAGGTGAGGGCGGCGAGAAGGGCGTGGGATCGCAGGGCGCGGGCCGCGGCGGCGGCGATACCCGCTTCGGGGATTGGCTCGCTGCTGGTGGCGGACAGGGTGGCGGCGGCGGAAAACCGCAGATTCAAGGCATCGGCGGCATCGGCGGCGCGGGCATGATTCCCGGCGGTTTCGGTGGAAGCGGCGGCGTGGGCACGTCGGTGCGATCTACGCAGGCAGGAAACTCGACCTCCCCGTACGACCTGCACGGCGGTGGAGGCGGTGGTGGCGGTGGAGGGACTGGAATCGCAGCCATTGAATGCATCGGAACGAACGGCGGCATCGGTGGGATTTCCCCAGGGGGCGTTGTCGGCACACCCGGCGCCCCGGGCACGCCGCCCTCAAAGGTCATTGCTACTGGTGGCGGTGGTGGTGGCGGTGGCGCATATGCCGCTGCCAATGCCGGAGATGGCGCGTACCCGTCTGGTGGCGGTGGTGGCGGAGCTGGGCGCTGGAACCCGGGATCGGTTGGGGATGGTGGCATCGGAGGCGCCGGTCTCATTTTCGTTATCGAGCGGATGAGCTGACATGGCCGTCAAAACCAATCTTCGCCTATTCACCGCTGGCACTTGGGTGTGGGAGAAACCGGACAACCTCGCCAAAGTAGATGTCGTCCTTCGCGGCGCGGGCGGCGGCGGATCGTTCAGCGCCTCAGACGGAAGTGGAGGCACCGGAGGGGGCGGAGGAGCAGCGGTCGACAAACTGCGCATTCCTGCCGACCTGCTGCCAGACCGGGTGGACGTTGTGGTCGGCGCAGGAGGCACATCCGGCGGCGACGGCGGCGACTCCACCTTCCTCGACCTCACCGCATTCGGCGGGCACGGCGGGAACTCCGACAGGCTCGGCGGGTTGTCGTACATGCGCGGCGGTACGGGCGGCGCACGTGGGCAACCCGGTGAATCGGTCACCTCAGCTGATGTGCGACTGCTCGCGGGCGGGGGTGGCGGAGGCGGCCGGGGCAGCGTGGGCGGCAAATCCGGTCGCGGCTTCGGAAATTCATTGCGTCCATTCTTCTGGGAATGGTGCCAGTCAGGTGGCGGTGGAGACAGCGGCCAACCAGGCGAATACCCCGGCGGCGGCGGTGGTGCCGGCGCGGTCGGAGGAGACGGCCTCGTCACCGTCATCGAATACTTCATCGGAGAGGAACACTGATGCCAACAGCAGAACTGATCGTCGAGAATGTAGGTGGGTTCGCCGGAGAAGCGAACTGCTACAAGCTGTCCGAACCATTGAAAGGTCATTCGTACGTGACAGTGCTCTTGCAGATGGCGTTCGGGCCGCAGGATCGCGAAGCGGCAATCTTCCCCGCCTACCCGTCCGGTGCAGCAGTGAGGATGACCCGATTGCCTGGCTCGTATGTGCATCCTGAGCCGTCGAGGGAGTGGGCACTGCTAATGGCCGGCGGCTATGAGGTTGTGGTGCCCGATCCGGTGGTTGACGAAAATCCCGCCGAGATTGACGAGCCGACAATCCTCGAATCCGAAGTGGTGAAACAGGTCCGGGTTCACGCCCTGGCAAAAGAACTTGAGACTACGTCCGCCGAACTGCTTGAGACTCTCGCCGATCACGGCCACGACATCACCAGTGCATCCGCCAACGTCGCGCCGGATATCGCCGACGTCATGCGCGATATCTACGGAAAGGGAAGCTGATGGGCGACATCCGCACACCCACACCAAAGTTCGCTCTGAATCTGCCGACTGTCGGTGACTTCGTGTACTGGTACCGATTCGACGACGGCGCCGACTTCCCTGACGGGCACGAACTGTACTTCCTTCTCGGCGAACCTGGCACCTCACAAATCAAGTGGGAGTTCACCATTGCAGGCGGCACAGCATCGCTGAAAATCGAGTCCGAAGTCGTCGCGACCATTGCCGCAGGAACCAAATACTGGCTGATGTACCAGGACACCACTGCGACGCCGACAGTCGAGATGGAACTGCAGACCGGACAGGTAAAGAAGGTGAACAAATGATCCTCGTGGGCAGTGACGGTGAACGAATCACACTGGGGGAGGAGGCGTCCGGAGGTGGTGGGATCCTCGTCCCGTCGCCGGGTCCGCCCGGGAAGGATTCGACGGTTCCTGGTCCTGCGGGCAGGAGTGTCGACGGCATCTCTGTGTCCGGTGACAGCCTTGTCTTCGACATGTCGCAGGGGCCAGACATCACCCTTCCCGTTCCTGCGATCACTGAGGCTAACGATGCGGCCGGGCGTGCCGAGTCTGCCGCTGAACGGTCCGAGCAGATCGCGGCTGGAATTCAAGACGTCGCCGAGGATGCTGCACAGGTGGCGCAGGATCGGTTGGCCGTGGAGTCCGCAGCGTCCGCAGTCGCGGCGGATAGGGGGACAGTCACCGACGCGCTCGACGTCGTGGTCACGGCTAAGGGCGACGTCGAGCAGATTAAGACCGAGGTCGTGCAGGTCAAGGCCAGCATCGAGAACACTGTCACTCTCGTCGAAGGCACTCTCGAGCAGTACGGTGAGCAGTTCATCGCCGATCGCGAAGCGTCGCAGCGGGCGGTCACGGACGCGACCGTGCTGGCCAAGCGCAGTGAAGACGCCGCTGATATCTCTGTGGACGAGGCCGCTAACGCTTCTCAATCAGCGCGGGACGCGAAGAGGTTTCGCGACGAAGCGGAAGGTGTCGTTACCGGAGTCTCTTCGTTCGACGGCCAGACTGGCGCGGTCACGAAGGCCGACGTTGGACTGGACAAAGTCGACAACACCCGTGACCTGGATAAGCCATTGTCGGTGCCACAGTCCGAGGCGCTGACGTCGATCGAGCAGTCCGGCCAGATCTACACGGATGGCAAGATCACCCCTCTGGAGACCGAACTAGCCAACACTTCGGCTACTGCAACCCAGACGGCTGCAAATCTGGCCTACATGGTGGACAGCGCCAATGAGCCTTTGGGCATTCTCGTCCTGGGCGAGGACGGCAAGATCATGTCTCCCCAATTGCCCTCGTACGTAGACGATGTGCTGGAATACGCGAGCCTGGCGGTGTTCCCGAACCCCGGCGAGAAAGGCAAGATCTACACCGCCGAGGACACGAACCAGGTGTACCGCTGGGGCGGCTCCGCGTACATCGAAGTGAGTCCGTCGCCTGGCTCTACGGATGCGGTTCCGGAAGGTCAGGCGAATCTGTATTTCACGATTGGCCGTGCGGTCGCTGCCGCGAAGGCCGGCCTTCAGGTTCCCTATCCGGTTGCCCTGGCGGCCACGCTGGGCACGAGAAAGCCTGGCATGACTGAGTTGGTCACTGGCACCGGTCCGCTCGCTGATGCTGCGACGTTCTCGAAGATGATCTTGACGTTTGAGACTGCGGACGGGTCCGGTGACACGGTGGTTCAGATCTTGAAGAACGGCGGCGTGGTGGCCGGAATGGCTTTGACGTGTTCCGCTGCGGCGCAGGCTGGCGCGATCGCCGGCCGAACTGCGACTGGTACTTGGTCATTCGCCGCTGGCGACGTGTTGACGGTTCAGATTGTGTCGGTGGGCAATACGCCGGGTAAGGGTCTGACGGTCAGCCTGACAGGGAAGGCCGGTATTCCAGCATGATCTTCCTGCGCCCGCCCGGGGTTGGCGGCAAGGTGTCCTTGGTCAGTCGAACTGTAACGAAGGGCTCTGGAATCAAGGCGGAGATTCCAGTTCCCGACACTGGATCGAACATCGGCAAGATGGCCGTTGTGGTGTTCAGTTGGGTCGCCTCATTCGGTGGGCTGGTTGTCAATCCGTCGAACACGTGGTCTGCGTTCAATAACTCTGGCGGCGGAAATAGCTCAGTCAACCTGGCTGTGTACTACCGCCGCTTGACCGGCAACGATGCAACCATCGTCTTCACCGGAATGCAGTCCCAGCCCTGGACGGCCACGATGTACATATTCGACAACGCGAATCCGCCTCAGACGCGCGACCCCGAATTCAGGTCTGCCACCAATGTGGCCGATTGCCCAATGAATTCGGACTTCGCCACGATTGACGGAAGCTACACCGTTGCGCACGTGGCCACACGCGGGATTGCGGGCTGGACTGGCGCAACCGCTGGAACCTTCTTCTCGGAGACTTCAGGAACCGGAACTTCTGGGATGAGCGCAGGGGAAGCCCACTTTCCTGAACGTGAGTTCGGAAGGGTGGCGGATGGTCAGCGGTTCACGAAGGCGGCCAACGGGGCGGCTACCACTTTTACTTTCACGGTCGGCGTGATGGTGGCCACGAACGGGCTGGAGAAGAGTGAAAGGAAGTTCCCGGCCAACACGGGAATTGAAGCGCCCATGACCGCTGGACCCACGCCACTGTGGGTGGACTTCAACGCGTATCAGCACAGCTCTGGACCGGACTACGGCAACGCGAACGGGTTCATTCTTCCAGCCGCTGGCTATGGTGCCATTGCTCTCACTGCAACGCGCAATTGGTGGGGCTATCAACCCTGGGTATCACTTCTGTTCAATGGCATTGTCTACAAGGAAGTTCAGGCGGAGACGATTGCTCCCTATTCGGCCATGACAATTCAGGAGGGGATGACCGTGGCGGCCAGGGGGGCGGTTGTTGGAACTGGCGCTAGTGCCGCTGACCGCACCTTCAATGGAAGTACGCTGACCTTACTTGTTGCGTGACGCAGCAAAGCGCCCCTACCGGGATTTCGGTGGGGGCGCTTTCCCGTTGTTTATGGTGACCTGCCGGGCCGAATAAGTGGGGGTCCGGTCCGGCAGGTCGTGCGCACCGAACCGTTGCAATCTGACGGCGCGCAGTTTCGGGCGCCCCACCCCCGGGGAGTAGACACCCGATAGGCGGGCCGGTGCGGCTGATCATCTGCCCGACATCAATCGCCGCGACTGTGGTGTTGCCACTGCCTTAAATTGCTAAACCCCCGACCGGGGAAGCCGATGGGACGGGGGTGTTGAGCGCCTCCGCTTCGCAACGTGGAGACCTACTATCCGTGTCGAACTGCCTGCGCAACCCGACACGTCAACGGTAGAGCCGGGACGCGTTCAATCCAAGGGTTTCGGACGATCTGCCGAATTGGAAGGAGAGCCCGCCGGGGTGGTCCCGCGTCCACCCCGGCAGGTCGGCGCACCTGACCTGTCGGGAACAGGCGCGCCCCTGATGACCCACTGGGCGACCGGCCAGGTCGAGGCCCGTGGATCGATGCATGCCGAAAATCGATCAATCACGACGTGCATTTGATCGGCCGCCGCAGCGCCCGACTCATTGAACGTAATTCGCAATCAACCGAGAATTATGGGGATCGCACAGAATTCCACCCTTCGAATGAATGCGGCCTCCAACCTCGGGGGGAGGATCGGAGGCAGCGCTCGACAATACGGAGGAGGGCCCACGCTCGGCGAGTGGACAGCCGGTGGGTAGGCGTTGCGCGGCTGAACGGACCACTCAAAATCGCCGCAGCAAGAGAGCATTCGCGAATGCCCGTGTCCTATGTGTTGTGGACAGCGTTATTCGTCTGGGTCTTCGTCCAGGGTTCCGACGGGGACATGGAAGGTTACGAGCGCTCCCGCCGAGATGAGGAATGCCTTCTCAGCGCCATCGATCGTCACACGAACCAGCCCAGTTCCTCGTCCGTTCATGATGGTCTCGACGTCCAACATCAGACGTTTCACCTCTGCGACTGGCAGCTCGTAGCCGTCTGAGCCGTACTGGAAAACGGCCTCAGTAATTTCTGGGTTGTGATCGGTATTTCGGTGCTTCACAGTCACCTAGTCTGCCAACGGCGGCGAACTTGGCAAGTGGTGGCCCAACCGGATCGCGGCTGCCCGGCCGGCCCGGTTGGGCCATGCGTGCCCGACCAGGCGCATTCAGTCGGCACGCAGTCCTCGGTGTTCCGCTCCAGGTGCCCACCGATGCTGAGCGTGACCGCAGCTCGGTGGGCGGCGCGCTCGAACTGTCGGGGACGGGCGCGGGTCTGGGTGGTCCGCCGACGTCAGGTGTGAACATCCAGTCGGCGGACCATGCGTGTCGGGACCGATGAAAGTTCGACACGCAGATCAGTGGTCCGCCGGGGAACAGGTGGGGGTTCGTTCCGGCGGACCAAGCCGGAGCTGCCCCGGCCGTTCGCTTTGCAAACATGGGCGGTCCGCCCGTTCGCTAGTCAGCAACGACCGGGCGGACCAGATTGGTTGCCTCACTCGACTTGCGCGTGACCACATTGTGGGTGAGGCGTGCATCGACGTTGGAGGCCGGATGCCGATCTGACTTTACCGAAGGAGGGGCGAGCCCGCTGATCATCGAGGAGGTGCCCACCGAGCATTTCTTGTGCCGTAACTCGGTGGGCGCGCGTGTCGTACCGCTCCCCAGTCTCGACACGCAGTTCTCGGTAGCCCGCCCGATCGCTCGTCAGTAACAACCGGGCGGGCCGTGTGCGCCCAAATCCGACTAAAGAAAAGGCGCACAGTCCATAGGTGGCCCGCTCGAGCTAAATCGGGGGGACTCGTCGAGCGGGCCGGGTACGCGTCGCGGGGGGGGGGTGCAACGCGCACCGGCGATACTACTTGGCGACGTCGGTGCGCGTTTCCCGGCCGGGCGAGACTCCGCCTATGCGCCGACAGGCTTCCGGAACCTCACCCGGTTCTGCACCTGGTAGGCGACGATGCCGCCCCAGACGATCCAGAGCGGCCAGGGGGCCGACAGGATCGCCAGGACTGCACCTGTGCTGATCGTTCCCAGGATGTCGTAGTTGCGTCTGAGCATCTCGGTCTCCCTTGCTGTGTTGTCTCCTATGATGGACCCTTGAGGGGGATCGGGGAGTCACCAGCTCTCCGATCCCGTCTCGGGTCAGCGTTTCCGCTTCCGGTGTTTGCCTTGCTTCCTCGGCTCCCGATTCTGGATTGCCATCCAGATGTTCACAACCAGTGTTGCAATTGCGACTATCAGGGCGATTCGGCTTTCGGCCATTCACTCACCTCCTCTCTGTTGTTGTACCTCAACTATAGCATCGTGACGATGCTTATGCAAGTAGTAATGAGGCTTTGTGTCAATGTATTTGGCACTTGGCTAAGCATCGTGACAATGCTAGCGTGGTGTCAATGCCAACAAGGGAGAACAACATGAACGCCTACCGAACCACTGACACCACCGGCTCCGACATGATCGTCATGGGAACCAGCGCAGACAATGCCCGCGAGGTCGCCACCCAAATCCTCCGAGACTTCGCCGCCGACTACCCGGCCATGATCGGAAGCAAAACCACAATCGCGACAGTGTCGGGCATCTGACCGGGAGGCCCCTTTGGGGGCCTTCTCCGTCGGTCGGTACGGTGGCATCGTCACGATGCCAAACGGCTCCTCGGCATGAAACTTGAACGGAGTACGCCATGATCCGCTTCCTTTCCCGAACGGAAGTCGCCGAACGTATCGGCGTCAAACCCACCAGCCTCGGGCGCTACAACCTCCCCGAGCCAGACGCCCTCACTGGCGACGTTCGTGGCTGGACGAAGGAAACGATCGACAAATGGAACGAGGAACGCACGAAGCGATCCTGAAATGACGAAGCCCCCACCTCGGAAGGTGGGGGCCTTTTTGTCGTATGTACGGGGCCGAGCTGGTCTTCCCTTACCCTCCCGACCCCGCGAGACGCAGTGTATGTGGGGGTTCCGACAGATTAGTGACGTTTCTCCTCGCGCCACTCCTTCGGGGAGCGCGGCAGTTGACGTATTCGAGGCTTGGGGTTGTCCGGGTCTGCGGGCGTGAAGCGGCCATAGATTCCAGCGTCTTCACCCTGCAGGTACTGCTCGTGCTGCTCCTGCGCTCGCTGAGCCATGCGTTCATCCTCGGCTTGCTCGGCCGCTAGACGATCTTGGCGAGACCGCCACATTTTTCGAACGATGACAAAGCAAATCCATACAGCGAGCGCAATTCCGCAGATGAGCAGAATTTGTCGCCAGAAATTGATGAGTAGAACGATCGCGACGATCACGCCGACGATGATCGCGATCCCTATCGCTGTATCTGAGTTATTGGCAGCACCGGTCGGTCGAGACTCCCGTCCGGCCGTCCCGCTGGGCTTCTTCGTCGACTGCTTGCCGCCGATCACCTTCGTGTCCGAGATACCTGCACCGGGAACCCTCACGGTTCGTCGGACTTTGCCGTCGGCACCGCGGCCAACTCGCACCGGTCCACTGCCGGCGCTGATCCCAAAACCCTTGGTGGATGCAGTCACTCGGACAGGACCGAACTTCTTAGATTTCCGAAAGCTGACCATGTGTCATCTTCCCTGTCTATCGACCTGCGCGGTCGCGCTCATTCTCACGTACATCTCGACATCCAACCAGAAATAGTAGACATAACAGGAATTTTGGTCGGTTTCGGTCCGGGGTAGCAGATGGGGACCAACTGACGGATGGATCGGTCCTGGCGAGTCGAGGCCAACCTCACCATCAAACCCGCCGACCGCATAGGCCGCCGACGAACTCGACCCCCGCCGCGTCGACTACGTTTGGAAAACACAGTAACTAGGGCAAGGTTGATATTTGGCCTGGTCTAGTTTAAGCCCCGAATTTGCATCTGAAATGCACAGAGCTCCCCACCTCATCCGATGGGGAACTCTGAGGGGACTACTGCGTTGAGCGCGCTTCAGAATCGGGGATGATTTCGTCGTGCGAGATCAGCTCCAGGAAGTGATTCGTCACTTTGGAACGACTGGCCGCAGGGTCAATCAATTGTTCTATGCGGACACGAACCCGGAGTTGCCTATCCCATGGCAGCTTCTTCACATCGCCCGGCGGTACGTCAACGATCTCAACAGCGCTACGTCTGTTTACCTGAATCTCGATCTTGCCCGCAGTGGAGGCGCTCTTCAATGTGCCAATGATCAAGCCCTTTGTGACGTGATCTTTTGGCTTGAGCAGTGCACGGGCGTTTTTTCGCCCCGACTCTGTAAACACTGATTTTCTGCGCGCGCCGCTGGATTTGGAGATGTCGATCTCAATCCCCGCGTCAGCGTCATCGAGGGATTCGACAAGCTGTCGAAGCCGTGCTGCGAGACCAGACCGAGCGCTGCCAATTGCCGCCTCGCCGTTGCCGGTTTCTACCGCGTCATGTAGATCGAGAACCCGAAGCAAAGCAACTTCAAGTGGTGACGGAGCCGATATTTCCATTTCGTCAGTGCCCGAAACAAGTGGGGATGCAGGGTGAAGGTGCATGATTACGCTGCCTTCTGCGACGGTTGAGAATCCGATGTTGACCGCATCTAAGTCGCCACTGTTTGCTGCCGAGCTGATCTCATTTTGAAGCCGGAGAAAGATCTCCGCCGCATGCTTGTCGAATACGCCATCGGTGATCCCTCGGCCGAAGAGGCGCACATTCGCGAAAGCGTCGAGGCGGGCATCGGGCTCGAACTTGCGGACACTCTCGAGGAACGCCTGGCGAAGAAATGCGGACGCCGGTTCTGGATCTACGTCGAAGAGTTCTGGGTCCGGAGCGTGGTTCAGTGCGGCACGAGGGAATCTTTCACGAAGACTCATCGACCATCACCTCCAGGTAGCCTCTGCGGGTTTCGCAGCTTTCAACCGACGGCAAGTCAACACCGTCGATACGACATCTCTGCCACCAATCGTCCATCTTGCCGCGGTCCGACAAGTATGCGAGTTCATCTCCCGCTAGGTCTAGTCCAGCCTTGAACGGTCGCTCAATAGGAAACCACTTCACAGGGAACACTTCGACGCCATAGCGCGCCTTGATCGAATCGCGATGCTTGGTGAGTTTGCCGATCATCTTGGATCCAGGTTTCCCAGCTACAGAGTCGGCAACCAACCCATCCACGATTGGCGATATGTCGACATCGCTAGGGCTTGGCTCGTCTGAAACGAAACTTCCCCCTACCCAAACGGATCGAAGGAGCTGCCCTGTCGCAGCTGTAGCTAGTTGCGTGTCTTCCCAGTCGGTGAGATATCGAACAAATCCGTCGAAGAGGTCTTCTCTTCGAGTCGGATCCCCAATCGTGGGCGATCGAACAAAAGTCCGCTCAACCTCTTCGAGCGTGCACCGGTACCGGCCAGGCGGGAGGTGTCCATCCGGCCCAAGCGGAGGAATCATGATCGCAACTGCTTCGTGTGCTTCGAAGAAACCTGTCGGACCATGCGTCTACCGTCGTTCATGTCGACATTTCACCTGTCGGCCGGGCCTCGGGGGTGTTTGCCGCATCCGCCGGGGCTGATCTTTGTGGTCCGGGAATCATCGCATGCCGCAACCGGCCAGCATCACCCGAACCGTACTTACCGGTCTCAAACACAACGAAGACCCCGCCAAACGGTGAGGCCAACGCGATGCAATCAGTAGGTCGGCGGAATCGGTCCGCTAGCGAGTTGTACATGCGCAGTCCACTGAGTTCCGTCATGCCATCTGACATACGCAGGGTTGGCTTGATCCTGATACCAACCCGGAGGGAAGTGGCGAACGGGCTGCGGAGGGACGGCATGTTGCCGTTGCTGCCACCACTGGAAGGGGGTCTTGATGCTCCACCAAATCGCGATGGCAAGGTACTTGTAGAAGAGCCAGCAAAGGTAGAACATCCACCACATCATGAGAAGGCTGATGTAGAAGGACCAGGTGACGATTCCCATGTTCCCGTATTTGGTTGGGATTTGGGGTGAGCGAATGGGTGTGGACCAGTAGAGCGGTCCTACACCGCCTCCGATTCGGAGTCCCACAGTTGGTGCCCTTTCGGTGAATGTTGTGGCGCTACTCAGCGAGTTCGATGATGCCGATCTTGAACTGAGGAACCGTCAACTTGTAGTCCGCGGTCGACGTGTACGAATACTCGCCATCAACAACAACGAACATCTTCACTTCGTCATCCCTAACGAACGGCTTCAGTGTGGCAGGGTCGCCAACCATGTGAGCCGACTCGTAGTTAGCGATACCGAGCGCGGAGGTTCCGACATCCGCGAGGAACTGTCCAGGACCGGTTGCACTGTCGAACTGCGCAACCGTTCCATACAGGATGATGCGCTGGCCAGCGTTTGCTCGCATGTCCTTCAGGATCAGCGCCAGCTCCCGCTCGTCGACCTCCTTATAGGTCGATGCATCTGCGAGGTTCGGTTCGATCTTTGGCGGCGTCGTCTCGGAGGCGATGTTCTTCGTTGTCGACGACGGGCTTGTGACGATCGAAAATCCGACGATGATCACGATCAGCCCACCGAGTACGGCAAGGATCGGTATCAGCACCTTGCCCTTCTTCTTCGGCGGTTGCCCACCGAAGGGAATCGGTTGCCCTGGCTGCGAGTGCGGCGTCCACTGGTTGCCGTCCCAGTAGCGCATTGCCGCGGGATTTTGAGGATCTGGATACCAACCGGGCTGTGTGTTCATCGTCGTGTCCTTGCTCGGCCCAGTGGGCGGGGAAGTGTCAGCAATACATACCAGACAGTCGGGATGGCGGATACGTTGCTTGGCGAACGCGGGTAGGGATTCCGGGATATAAATCAGCGCGCAATCACTTTGGATTGCTGCGGCCCGCGCATCTGGGTCACAACTGCTCACCGCTCCCACAACTGCGGATAGTGCGGTGAAACCATCCGGACACCTGAATGTCTGGGCGTGGATCCGCAAACCGGCCGCTGGAGAACTCGGCGCTGATTTGACCTGTCACGTAGTGCCCTAAAACGACGAAACCCCCGCTCCCTTCGGAGATTGCGGGGGTTTCGTGGACCTGACGCCTAAACAACCGGGGAGGTGGGATGAACGTCAGATCATCGTGGCAGTTGTCACGCGGCCACGTCCGGACACCGACCGAAGCAGTGCCCAAGTCTCAATCTACTTCGCAGCCCAGACTGTAGTTCCTGCAGGCGCATTCATCGTGTTGACCAGATCGATACCTGCAACGATTGCAGCGCCGCCGCCTCCGAGGATCGTGCCGGCAATGCCGCCGATGCCAGCTCCGGTTGCGAGGCCGCCCAAGCAAAGTGCTGCGGCGAGAGGAAGTCCAACGATGGTCAAGCCCAGCGGGGCGCCCACAGCACATCCGATTCCTGCGCCAACGATGGTGCCGAGCAGGCTACCGACCTGAGTCCCAAGCCCCATCTGACTCTGGAAATGTGCGATCGCGCGGTCGTTCTCCTCTGGCGACGCGACCGGCTTCCACTCGGCCGCCTTGGTCTCGGCCTCCGGCTTCGGTGTCGCCTTGGCGGAATCGGTGATCGGGGTCAACGTGAGCGTCCTACCGTCCTCGCTGATCTCGCGATCGAACGGGAACTGCAAGTCGCCGAGGTTGTAGGCAAGAGGCAGCGAAACCAGGTCGGCACCCGTGCGGTCCTGAAGGACGACGCTCTTGCCGTCGCCGGAGATCTTGAACGCGCCAGCATCGATGGTGGTGACAACAGACTTGTCGACAACCTTCGCTTCGTAGTTGACGTCCAGAGAAGGATCAGCCGAGGCGATTCCGGTTGACGCTCCGACCGCTGCGACCGCAAGAACGGCGACAGCCGCCTTCTTGAAAATGCTCATTCTTTGTAACCCCACCGTTCGCTCTGCGCGTGTTCGCAGAAGCTCGAGAAACATCGGACATTGGTAAACCCCCGACCAAGCCCTCGTATTAAAGCAGACCAACCGGACGTTACGGATATCCGCCAGGCTCGCGGGCCCTCAGATGAGGCCGCGCTCCGTCGCCACGGCCTTGTACCGCTCGATGATCTGAAGCCAACTCTCCATGGCTCCAAGGTCGCCCTGCCGGTAAGCGTCAGTTGCCGACGTGCGCAGCTGCTCGATGCGCTCGGTCAGGTCAGAGTTGCTCAAACTTTGGGGAGTCTCCCCGATTCGTGCTCGATATGCCATCTTGTTCCCCCAAATTGAGTTTCGCCGGCGGATACTCTCCGTAGATGCCCTCGTCGCGGCCAGCAAGGTACTGCTGATGCTGCAGGTTCGTGCGCTCGTCGAGGCCCTTGAAATAATCAGCCTTCACCTTGCGCATGCCGACGCGGTACTCGCGCACGAACTTGAAACCTTCGTACGTCATAGGGATAACGAACGCCGCGATTACAACCCACAGCAGGATCCACAGCATCGTCTGCCAATAGTTCGTGATGAAGACAATCAGCAAAAACGCTGCGACGAATCCGAGAAGGGTTTTCACGTCACTCGACCAACTTCCACGTTCCGCATCCGCGTGAGGTGAATCCGGCGTCACTGGCTCCGATTGTCACCGTGACCGAAGGAGAAATGGAGATGAAATTATTGTCGATAATATTCCCTTGCCCGTCTGACCGCTCCCAATAGCAATCCGATACAGGCGTCGCGATCGTGTACGTTCCGGGCAGCATTTTCTGCCCGATAAGGTATTTGCCATCCCTGAATTCAGTCTGGCGAGGGACTGTGATTGAGCCGGATCGCGCCTCCTCGATTGCACCTGCCATCGTTGGACAAAGGATGGGAATCATCAATTCCGCCCTCTTTATGGAGGATCCATCCTGCGCATGCTCGGGATGACCCACCCCGAAGTCGAAGAACAGAATCTCCGCCGGTGTGCGAGCAGGTTTCGTTGCGGTTGCGGGCTCTCCACCCTTCAGGAAAGTGGTGCAGGTTTCTTTGTCCCTGCGTAGGGTTTCCGCGGTGAAGGGGATCAAGTTCGCCTTCATTACCGCCGTGTATGTCTGGTCCGGGGTCAGCGCCGAGGTCGTAGGTCTCGGTGTCGTGGATCTTGGAGCTACGGTCGTCGTTTGGCCAGCTGGCGCCTCCCATTCGACATCCTTGAGTGAGATCGCTCCATCGACCGTTTCTGCGGTACACGAAAAATCGCGGTTGAGCGTAGTGCCGTTAGAGGTTTGTCCTGAGAATCGAGCAGTGAAGATGTGACCGTTAGCGGTCGACTCAGTTCGTATCTCGCCAAAAGATCCGTCTGGGAAGCTCGACGCGAGCTTGGTTGCTTCCTTCATACAAGCGGTCTTGTTCGCAGCCTCGGCGGAATCCGGCTCCGATGAACATCCACTCGCAAGTAGTGCCACTCCAATTGCCGCGAACGCGGCGAAGGTCTTCTTCATGCCTGAATCAAACCAGACGGACCGGTCGTAACGGATATGTGTTGGATCCCTGTTTGAGTGCTGAACGCGCTTCGGTACGCAGTGGGTACGCAGCGTATTTGAAACCAGCCAATCGAGCCAAGCGTACAAAGATGAATCATGTTGCGCTCCAACGGTTCGTCAACGTCCCCAATTTTGTCAATTGCAGCAAACGTCGAGAAGAGCAAACTTAAAATCCGTCAAGTGTCGGTTCGAGTCCGACTGGGGGCACCAAGTAGCCGCAGGTCGCGACGCCTTCCCTGTAAATCGAATGGCGCCCCAGGTCCTGCAGGGCCGTGAAAAGGCCGTGACGTGCGGCGTACCCCAGGCGGACGTAGGCGCGAGTGTCGGGGGCGGTCGGTATGGTTTCAGCTCATGAACCCACCGGACGTGCGTTATGCACTCGCTGCAATGTTGAACCCCGCTCTCGGTCGCGTCTCGGAACGGGCTGAGCGAGGTCAGACCCTCAAGGCATGGGGGCTGAAACCCCATCGTCCTGATCCCGGCACGCCAATGGCTAAGGACGACGCGGATGGATACTATGAGAAGATCCCAGAGGGCTTGTCTGGCACCGTGATGTACCCGATCATGAATGCTATCGACGCGATTGCTTCGACAAGGGCATTGGTTGTACAGGCGAAGGCAGACGCTCCATTCAACCATCACCCTGCTGCTTTTCTTTCACTGTGCAGAACAGCAGTCGAGTGCTCAGCGCAAGCTATTTGGATAATGAGTTCCGAAGATCGAGACGCAAGGCGCAAGAGAGCTGCTGGTCTCGCAAAGGTGGGAATTGAGCACGCGCGAGAATGGCATGGAGAGACACAGAACGCTCACGACAATGGGCTTCGAACGATGTCTGACGAAGCCTATGCGCAGAACAAGCATCGGTTCGAGTTCCACACCAAGGAGCTTGAGGTCTTGGAAACCCTTGAGCCTGCAAACGCACGACAGTACTCGGAAATGGTTCGGAAGGCCGCGAATTGGATCGCTGCCAATCCACCAAAGCACACGTCCGACGTGGCCGGGGTGCACTATCAGACGGTCTCTAAGCTGGGATACAGGGTTTGCTCTAGTTTCACCCACGGGCATGCATGGCCAATCCATCTGCTCGGAAATCCGATGGAATCTTTTGGAATGATGGCGGACTCTATCAATCTTGCACTCATCAACACTGAGTGTGCGTTGTCACTATATGAGGCACAGTCAACAGACCCGAACGGTAGCCGAACAAATTACTACCCGGAAAGATTGCAGGTCACGATAGACGACTGGCGCACACGATACTGAGAGTTGTTTAGTGGCTGGTCCAGTAACGTGCGCGAGGCGCTTGGGCTTGAACTCCTCGGGGGTCCGGATTGAAGCAGCTATCGATACTGATCTCAAGGATTACATGGCTCCGACCGGCATGTCCTGCGGTCCCGATGGAAGCCCAGTTCTTCTACGGTTTATCGGTCAAGAACTTCTCGAGTATGACCGACCGGGCTGCCCGGCAGATCGCTTACCGAACAGCGGCACTACGTTCGACAGTCCATTGGCTGGTGTTGTGAGGACGGCGGTAGGCTCGGGAAGATCATTGCCTGCGCCACCATCCTCTTCTGGTATCCAATCGCCGTAGGTGTCGAGGGTGAGCGTAAAGGTTGAGTGCCCCAGCCACTTTGAGACCTGCATGAAGTGGGTGCCGGCCATAAGGTGCATCGTCGCGAAGGTGTGGCGGAGGTCGTGGAGTCGTACTCCGCGAGTGGCGGAAAGGTCGGTGGTCGCTGGGGCGCTAGCGGGAAGTCCGACCACCACCAGCGCGGGACGAAATATTGTGTCGTAGAACGCGCCCATTGCGTTTGGTTGGGTCCAGTCGAGCGGAACCGCGTGCCGCTCGCCCGCAGGCCGGAAGCCACCGCCGTTCTTCCTCGACGGCCACAGCGGAGCAGTCGGCTCGGTGGACCTCGGGTGTTCTTCCGCGAGGTAGTCGCGCATGCGCTCAGCCAGCCAAGTCGGTAGCGGAACGGTCCTGCGGGACCGCTTAGATTTCGGCGTGCTCGACTCCCACCGACCCTCCTTTCGGTTCTTGGTTCGTAGGACGCTGATTGCGCATCGCGTAGTGGGGGAGCCGTCGGCCTTGGCTGGGCCGGTCGTAAACGAGAGGTCCCGAATCTCCAACCCCGAGTTCTCAGATGCGCGAAGTCCGCTGTACGCCAGAAAGCTCACCATTAGCCCGTAAATCGGGTACATCGACGCAACCTCTCCGCTGAGTTGGGCGACCTGGGTTGCGGTGTGTCGGTTCGAGTCCGACTGGGGGCACCACGTAGATCCTCCTGCACATTGAATCGAAAAACCCCGCTCGTCCTCTTCGGGCGGGCGGGGCTTTCCGTGGAGCAGCGACTGACCACCAAGTGGCTACTGAGCCCAGACGGTCGTCCCGGCAGGAGCATTCAGCGTGTTGACGAGATCGATGCCGGCTACGACAGCCGCGCCGCCGCCGCCGAGGATCGTTCCGGCGACACCGCCGATTCCGGCGCCTGTTGCGAGGCCACCCAGGCACAGTGCCGCGGCGACGGGGAGTCCGACGATGGTCAAGCCCAGCGGAGCGCCGACAGCGCAACCGATTCCGGCGCCGACGATGGTGCCGAGCAGGCTGCCGACCTGAGTGCCGAGGCCGAGTTGGCTCTGGAAGTGCGCAATCGCCCGATCATTCTCCTCGGGCGAGGCGACGGGCGTCCATTCCTTTGCCGCAGGCGCACTCTCGGGTCGAGGTGTTGCCTTCGCCGAATCGGTGATCGGTGTCAGCGTGAGGGTCTTACCGTCTTCACTGATCGTGCGATCGAAGGGGAACTGTAGATCCCCGAGGTTGTATGCGAGAGGCAGGGAAACAAGGTCGGCTCCCTTGCTGTCCTGCAAGACGACGGACTTGCCGTCGCCGGACACCTTGAACAGCCCGGCGTCGATGGTGGTGACGATCGACTTGTCGACGACCTTCGCTTCGTAATTCACGTCGGTCGACGGATCAGCTGATGCGATCCCTGTTGATGCTCCGACTGCAGCGACCGCTAGAGCAGTCACAGCCGCCTTCTTGAAGAAACCCAT